ATCACGGAACGGTCGGCGAAACCTCGCGCGCGGGGTAGCACCCCCACCCCCCTGGCGTCAAGCCCTGGATCTCAGGACCCCCATGCGCTACCCTCCGCGCCCGCGTCGCGCGTCTTCTGTCCAACCCTGGGCACTCGGTCGACGTCGACCCTGGGAAGCCCTGAGAACGGCTCACAGAGACGCCGATCGGGCATGCTGGCGAGCTCGTTCGGACTCACTGACACAGGCTGTGACCTGCGGGTTTGTGATCGGGCTTGACATCGGCTGTGACAGTGATGCAAGCTGTGGCCAGAACGAAGCACGGCAGACAGCAAGCGAGGCGCAAGCCAAGCGAGCGGGAAGCCAGCCGAGATCCGGGCTTGACACACTGACACAGCTCAGGTAGAGTCGAGCTCAGCAAGACAGCGGGACCGAGTAGCACCACATCACACAGCGGGTGCGAACGAGGCGCATGTGACCTGACGGGTCGGTCCCAGAAGTCGAGCACAGCACAACTTGCACAGCCCAGGGGAACCTGGTAGAGTGAGACCAGCAAGACAGCACGACACGCAAGACACCGGGACTTGACACACTGACACAGACCCGGTAGAGTAGGACCCAGAACGAACGGCCCAGCAGGGCCAGGAACGCCCGAGTGAGGAGCCGCCCGCAAGGCGGTCACTGCGAGGAAGCGTCCGCTCCTTGAGAACTGAACAGAGTGCAAGCGACACAGACTCCCTCCCCTGATGTGTGGGGGAGAAGGGCCTACCTGATCGGTGGGCTGAGACCACCCCCTGGGTGGTCGGTAGGGGAGATGGTCGTAGGCGGGTGTTCGACTCCCCGCCTCCCCACTCGGGCTCCGCCGAGTGTGGATCAGAACGAGGACTCACCACATCAACGCCACTGGGCGGGTGACCCGGCACTGATCCCGACGGAGCTTGACACACCGGCTCACCTGTGACAGTGTGAGCACACAACGTCGCTACGAGAGAGAGCAACGATGATCTACTTCAAGGTCGACCACCGTCTCTACACCCAGGCGCTTCGCTCCGCACGGGCTCAGTCTGAGCTCATCGCCGGTGCGACCCCCTCTCCCGAGGAGATGCCTGCCTCCTACCGGTACTACCTCGCCGATGACCTGCTGAGCGGGTACGGCGTGGCCGGTGATGGCACCCTGGTGGGTGTGTTCTCCCTGGTCAAGGGTCGGGGAGAGGAGCTGGTCTGGAGCTCCATCCTGCACCACGGCGCTGACCGCCTGGACTGCTTCGATGGGTTCCTGCCTGAGTACTACAAGCGGTTCGGCTTCGCCGAGTACGAGCGGGTGCCGAACTGGACTGCCGGTGAGCCGGACGTCGTCTTCATGCGCTTGACTGTGTGACAGTGTGAGCGTAGGGTGAGTGGCACACACCGGGGTTCGAGTCCCCGGCATCCACTGGGCAACACCGCCCTGATCGAGAGGAACACCATGTCTGTCTCCCTGGACAAGACCCGTAGCTCCATCGCCCGCAGCAAGCGTGCGGCGTCCTGGAACCGTCGCCTCCGGAACAACGACCTGGACGCGCTGCGTCGTCAGCTCGCCATCCAGGCGTACCGAGCGGCACAGTCGGCATGATCTGCCCAGGTGGGGTGTGGGTCCGAGACTGTTCGGACCATCCTCGCCCTGGCGAGATCGGATGGCCAAGCGTGCACAGGAGAGCTGTGCAAGTGTGGTCAACGCTGTAACAACTGGCGCGACAGGCAGACACCGGGGTTCGAGTCCCCGGCGCGCACTCAGCAACAACGCTGTGTCTGAGAGTGAGATCACCATGAAGCTGTCGCACAAGATCCTTGCCGCTACGACCCTGGTCGCGGTCGGCTGGGGACTGGGTAACGGGAAGGTGGAGGTCAACGCTGCGCCCGACAAGCCTGTCGTGAGCGTGGAGAACGTGAGCTCGGCCAAGCCTGAGCCCATCGCGATCAAGGTCCCCGTGCCCGACCTCCCGACCAAGCCCTGCTCTGACGACGGTGGCCGGAACTGCTACTGGGACGTCAAGAACCAGCCTGCCTACTGGGTCGACCGTAACGACCGTGTGACGTACCTCCAGCCCAAGCTGAACGACTCGACCAAGCGTCGACTCTGGGAGGCCGGGCAGAAGAAGAAGGGTGCCGAGTCGTGGGGCACCGTCGATGGGCACCGGTTCTGCTGGGCTCGCATCGGCGACACCAGCTACGTGACGTGCTGGGACGGCTACAAGACCACCTCCTGATCGGAGGGCAGCGTGAGCGGCACACACCCAGGTTCGAGTCCTGGGCACGCACTGGGCATCCCCTGAGAGGCAGGGGAGCTCTGAACCGAGGAGTGATCCAAGATGGTCCCCAAGTTCCGCGACAACCGTGAGTCGACCCGCGACGACCGTCGCAAGGGCAAGGCTCTGGCTCAGCAGCGCAAGTTCGCCCGCACTGTCAAGTACGGTGTGCCCGAGACGTTCAGCGTCGAGATCCAGAAGGAGTTCTGAGCCGCATGATCGTGCAGCGCATCCTGAACCGCATCACGGACGAGAACGTCCAGGACATCATCGACACGGCTGCCTACGGTGGGATCACCTACTGGGCAGGCGAGCCGACTCGGGAGGACTTCGACGCCCTGCCCGAGGGCAAGGAGTACACGATCCGCGAGGAGGGGGACGACCCTGACGACGCGGAGGTGCACTACCTGAGCAAGGACGACGTGCGCCGGGCGTACGCCAAGCTGCTCGACCCCGACCAGAAGTACGTGAACCGCACGATCCACGGGTACATCCTGGACTCCTGGCGGAACCGTACCGACGAGGACGGCATCGACTGCGGAGACATCGACGCGGACGCGGCTGACGTGCTCGTCCAGGTCGCACTGTTCGATGAGGTTCGCTACGGCTGACGTAGCAGGGTGAGAGGCACACTCCAGGGTTCGAGTCCCTGGCACCCACTGGGCAACCCTGCCCTGACTGAGGAGTGATCATGAGCAAGTCGCTGACCCGAGCCCAGGCCGAGCACGTCAAGGCTGAGATCGAGAAGCTGTACCCGCTTGACGCTGGGTACTTCTTCCTGGCCGACCACGACCACGAAGGTCTGAGCGAGGGTGCCTGGTCCCTGGCCCTGGAGGGACACCCCGAGTGGGTGTTCGAGGTCACTGAGAAGCAGCACGCCGAGCCTGAGTGGCTGCCGGGTGTGTTCCTGGAGCCCGTGACGAGCTGGTGCCTCGGCATCTACCCGGCTTGACAGCCGCGCAGCACCTGTGACAGTGTGAGCACAACGCCGAACGAGAGAGAGTGCAACATGGACATCATCGCAGACATCAAGGGTCGCACCGCGTACAGCCTGGCGGTCGACGCCGACACGCTGAGCCCGGACTCGGACACGTCGGTCGGGGCTGACTTCCTGCGGAGCGTGCGTGACAGTGTGATCGAGCGGGTCGAGTGGCTGGTCGAGAACGACGAGCTGAGCCTGGTCGAGGCAGCCGAGGAGGTGCGCGACGGTGACGCCCTCGGGGAGATCGCTGACGGTGCGCCGAGCGTCTACACACACCGTGCCTGGTCCGAGTTCCTGGACCTGGGTGGCTACAACGAAGACCTGGAGCCGCATGAGATCAGCGGCGACAACCTGAACCAGGTGCCCGGCATCGCGCTGTACCACATCGCGTACCGCCTGGCGTCGCACCTCCTGGAGGAGATCGCCGACTCCGAGTGAGTCGCAGGGTGACCGGCAGGCATCGAGGTTCGAGCCCTCGACACCCACTCAGCAACAACGCTGTGACCGTAGGAGCAGACCGTGAACGTCGACATCGACACCGTGATCGAGTACGCAGAGAACGCGCTGGAGCGCCCGAGTGACGCGGCCTTCTGGGACGAGCGTTGCTACACCACCCACGTCCCCGTGATCGGGTGGGCCAGCCGGGGTGACGACATCCTGGAGGAGTCCAACTTCCACGCCGCCCTCGCTGAGCTGGAGGGTGCAGCCGAGGACGAGTCGCACGTCTTCCAGGGGAGCTCGGGGCACTGGCTGGTCGGCACCCTGGAGCAGGTGTGGGTGCAGGTCTACGAGGACGAGACTCGCGAGGACTTCACCGCTGCGTTCATCGCTGCGGTCGAGATCCAGGAGTCGCTGAAGGACTACCCGGTCCTGGACGAGAGTGACTACTCCGAGCGTGAGTGGAAGCTCTACGAGGAGAACCTGTCCGAGGCGCTGGACGAGGCGCAGCGTGAGTTCGACCTGGACACGGACGAGGAGGCGCAGGCCATCCGCGACGCCTTCTACGAGGTGAGCGGTGACCGCCTCAACTGGGACGGGCCGGACGTCTCCTGGACTGAGGTCGAGGAGCTGTACCGCGAGGTCCGCGACGAGTACTTCACCGAGCTGGTGCTGGGGGTCCACCCCGATCAGCTCACCCTGCCCCTGAGTGCCTGACGGCACAGCGTGAGCGGCACACACCCCGGTTCGAGTCCGGGGCACGCACTCCGGACTGACGGTGACAGCGTCGGTCCACTTCGAGAGGACAGTGACAGTGCCCTTCTTCGAGTACAACCAGAACAACTCCGGTGGCTCGTTCGACATCGACCCTGACGCCGGGATCTCCACGGTGGTGATCGTGGAGGCGGACAACGCAGCCGAGGCGGACGCCAAGGCCGAGGAGATCGGCCTCTACTTCGACGGTGACGGCGACTGCCCGTGCTGCGGTGACCGGTGGTACGCCCAGGACGGAGGCTGGAAGGACGACGCGGGTGACCCGGTCCCGAGCATCTACGGGGAGCCGATCAGCGACATCGACTTCAGCTCCAGCTACCGCAGCCGGTGGACGGGTGGTGCGCCCGAGGTCTACGTGCACTTCTCGAACGGCACGGTGCAGGGCTACGGCTTCATCGGCAAGCAGCTCTGATGCGAGTCGTGCGAGTGATCGGGGTCCTGATCCTGGTAGTCCTGGGCTTCTGGTCCCTGACTGGGTGCGATGATCGGCCCTGTGAGGCGGGCCACTACAACTACATCCCGATCAGCAACGGCAAGACGACCACGGTGCACCCGTACTGGGTGTGCGACAAGTACGCAGAGGAGAAGTGACGTGGACCACGCAGAGATCGCAGCACGCAACCCCGAGGCGGCTGCTCGGGTAGTCCTCCGGGCGCATGAGCTGGGGGGCGACGTCCTGAACGCCTGGGAGGTGTTCGCCGATGGGGTGGGGTACCGCCTGGCGAGTGAGCACCTTCGAGCGCAGACGGACGAGGCCGACCTGATCGCACGGCAGCACAACCTCGTCGGGTACCAGCTCTGAGCTGACTCGACAGCCTGACCGGCAGGCACCTGGGTTCGAGCCCCAGGCAGGCACTCCGGGTCGACGGTGACAGCGCCGACCCACTGCGAGAGGAGACTCACCCGTGAGCAACTACATCAACGACGCCATCGCCGAGCTCGCCCTGGTCCTGGAGCTGGAGGCCCTGCCGGACGAGGCCAAGGCCATCATCAACAGCCTGGTCGAGAACGAGCGCGAGGAAGCGTACGACGACGGCCACACGGACGGGTACTCGGAGGGCGAGGACTTCGCCTACTCCGAGGGCTACGACAACGGTCGCTCCGAGGGCTACGACGAGGGTCACTCGGACGGCTACGACGAGGGCTTCGAGGACGGCAAGAACGAGGCCGAGGACGACGCCGCCTGACTTGACTGTGACAGTGAGACTGTGACAGTGTGAGACCACCACCGAGCGAGAGGAACACCGCAGTGAGCAAGATGGGCAGCCTGGTCATCGACCTGATCTCCTACGAGGAGGGCGCGCTGGACGACGCCGAGTCGCTGGACCTGTTCGGCAAGCTGATCAAGAGCGGCATGGCCTGGACGCTTCAGGGTCACTACGGGCGCACCGCTCGGGACCTGATCGACCGGGGCTGGCTGACCGAGGAGGGTGAGCCCACCGAGTTCGCGATCTACGAGCTCGACCTGGTGTGACAGTGTGAGTAGGACAGCGTGACTGGCAGGCACCGGGGTTCGAGCCCCCGGCACGCACTCGGACACCGCGAGAGGCGCGGATGTCCCGGCGAGAGAGGAGCACCCAGTGAGGTGCAGCGTTACGAGCAACAAGATCGGTCCGTGCACGCGGGACGCCTTCGCTGACGGCCTGTGCCCGGCGCACCGCAGCCGACTGATCCAGTGGGGTCACGTCGGTGAGGACCAGCCCATCCGTGCCTACGTCGCCACCGCCACCACGCACGCCGCCCCGAAGCGAGGCAAGGGTCGGACGAACGAGGAGAAGTTCTACTCCCGCGTCCGCAAGACCGAGACGTGCTGGATCTGGACGGGTGGCGTGATCACGAACACCGGGTACGGCCAGCTCAGGCTCGATGGCTACCAGCAGACGGCCAACCGATGGGCGTGGCGACTCGCCTTCGGTGACATCCCCGAGGGTGTGCGGATCAAGCAGACGTGCGGCGACAAGCTCTGCGTCCGACTGTCCCACCTGGAGGCGCAGTACCCGGACGGCACCCCGTACTTCCAGGAGTTCACGCCCGCCGAGCTGGCGCAGGTGGCTGCCTGATGCCGTGGGTGGGCAACGAGTTCCGGGCCACGCAGGAGGAGGCCATCGCCGACTTCACGTACGACCTCTACGAGTACGAGTACGAGGAGATGTGCGAGCGGATGGCGGACCTGGTCAAGGCGGTCCGCTGGAGCGTGGCCCTGGAGCTGCGCGAGCTGGCCAACAACCTGCCTGACCCGATGGGTCGCAACTTCTACACCGGCATGGGCGTGGAGTACGCCGCCCAGTACCTGCACCCCTACGAGGAGGACCCGAAGTGAGTGGACCGACCCTGTTGATCGGTCTCAGCGGCTACGCAGGCGCTGGGAAGGACGAGGCGGCTGCCGCCCTGGTTGTGGGTGGCTGGAGGCGGGACGCCTTCGCCGACAGGCTGCGAGCCTTCCTCTACGCCCTCGACCCGTGGGTGAACGTCTCGGTGGACGTCGGGGTCGCCCGACTGAGCAAGCTGGTCGACGCCTACGGGTGGGACCGAGCGAAGCGCACCTTCCCCGAGGTCCGGAGACTGCTCCAGCGTGCTGGCACTGAGGCTGGCCGCAAGGTGCTGGGCACCCAGGTGTGGGTCGACGCCCTGATGAAGGACTTCCAGCCGCACGACGAGGCGCTGGTCGTGACCGACGTGCGCTTCAAGAACGAAGCCGACGCCATCCGCGAGGCCGGGGGAGTGGTGGTCCGCATCGAGCGCCCCGGAGTGGGTCCGAAGGAGGACCCCGGTGGTTGGGTGCATGAGAGCGAGGTCGCCCTCGACCACTACGACTTCGACGTGACCGTGAAGAACGACGGCACGATCGAGGAGCTGCACGACCGCCTGCTGAGCGTGACCAAGCTCATCCGACTGAAGAACCTCACCGCCTGAGTGCAACTTGCATCGGGCCTGGCCAGTGTGTGACACTGGGACCACGAACGAGAGGAACACAGCAGTGACCACCTTGCACACCGTCCCCGACCTGGACGCCCTACCCTACGGCGCGATCATCGAGGACAACGAGGGAGACGGGGGCGTGAGTCTCGGGAACGGGACCTTCGAGGTCGTCGGCTTCCGCGACCCGGTCTACTCCAGCTTCTTCGCCTTCCCGGTGCAGCTCGTCTCGCCGCTGCCCCAGGACGACACGATCCTGCGGGAGATCAAGGATCTCGACGCCCTGCCTGACGGCAGTGTGATCGTGGGAGTGGACGCCGTCCCTCCGACCTTCTTCAAGCAGTCCGGGCACTGGGTCAACCCGCACAAGCCTGTCGGCACCACGCAGAACGTGACCGCCTTCGTGCACGCCAGAAGGTGGGGCTTCCGAGTCGCCCACCGCCCCGCCTGATCAAGCTGTGACAGTGGGACCGGCTGGTGAGAGCTGGCCGGTCCCTTCGAGAGGAGACACATGAGGTTCACGCCTCGCGCCCAAGAGACCAACAAGATCATCGAGATCCTGGAGTCTTCCGACTACCCCGACGCCAAGAGCATGGCCAAGGCCCTCATCAACGAGATGGTGGAGATCCTGAGCATGCGAGAGACGTGGGCTGGCACCCACACCTGGAAGGACGGAGAGAAGGGCCTGAACTACGGCCCCTTCTACTCCGAGGCCGACATCAAGACCCACCTCCAGCACCTGGGCGGTCTGGGCGGTCGGTTCCACGCCGTGAAGCTCTACGCACCCGGCGTGCTGCGTGCCAACGACATCGGCAAGAAGGGCTGGTCGCCCTACTGCCTGCATCCCGAGTGTGGGCACGCCCCCTTCACTCACAGCATGGCTGGCCCCGCCCGAGGGCTCTGCCACATCTCGACCTGCCCCTGCGACAAGTACCGCAAGTAGAGGAGACCTCACCGTGAGCAAGACCAAGACCGTCGACTACAGGTTCTGCACCTGCGGCCTGAAGCGAGGCTTCCGCTCCGAGCGGGACGCCGACAAGGCCCTGGGTCGAGCCCAGGCCAAGCGAGACCGCGCCGCAGAGGCGCGAGGCACCAGGCGAGGCAGCTACCGCGAGTCCCGCTACTACCAGTGCGACGAGGGCCTGTTCCACCTCACCTCCGAGTCGCGTCGCCACTTCAACGACCGGCTGGTGGCCGCATGAGCTACGAGATCACCCCCGAGGACGCGCTCCTCTCGATGTCGCAGAAGCTGGGCATCCCGCCCTCCGAGCCGGTCGTCGTGCTCGACATGGTCGAGTCCCTGATCGAGGAGCACCGCAAGCTGCGCCTCCGACACGCAGCGATGATCCGCAAGGCCCAGAGCCAGCACCCCAACACTCTCGCCGCCGTCGCAGCCGCCTTCGCACGTCGGGCCGACTGATGGCGATCGAGTTCTGGCGAGTGCGCTACACGGACCTCGACGGCAACGCCCGCGAGTCCGTCGTGAGCTTCGACCGCACCTGCCGTGACGAGTTCATGGCCGAGATGACCAACCGGGGCATGACCGACGTCGAGCCCTTCCTGTACGACCCGCTCAACGACAAGGAGATCCCCCAGTGAGCGTGAACACCGACCCGATCGCGATCGTCTACGGCTACCACCAGGCGCGTCTGTTCCCCGAGGTCAAGCCCGAGAACATCATCCCCTTCCGGCTCATCCACCTCCTGAAGGACCGCAACCCGTCCGTCATCTACCGCACCGGCCTCGGTGTCAGCCAGTACGCCTGGCGGATGCTGGAGAAGCTGGAGGAGTTCGCCCAGGAGGGCACCGAGATCATCCACCTCCGTCAGTTGCAGGCGGGTGTGTAACTTGCATCACCCGAGGCACGCAGGACAGCGCAACGGGCTGGGGGTGGCTGCGGGAGTCACCGCACTCACCTCCGCCCTCTCTCTGGGCATGCTGGGAGGTGCGCTCCTGGTCGACAAGACCAAGGACCACGAACCGCAGCCGATCCACGACACGCAGCCCATCCCGACCGTCACGGCGACCGTGACCGTCACCCCGAAGCCGAAGCCGAGCAAGACCAGCACCTCGCGCAGCTCGACGCGCACCGTGCGCCCGTTACAGACCCCTCGGGAGATCGGTCGGGAGCTGGCAGCCGAGCGCGGATGGACCGGAGCCGAGTGGACAGCACTCGAAGACCTCTGGACCCGCGAGTCGGGCTGGAACCCGCACGCACAGAACCCGACGAGCACCGCCTACGGCATCGCCCAGTTCCTCGACTCGACCTGGGCGGGCTACGGCATCGCCAAGACCTCGGACGCCCGCCTTCAGATCAAGGCAGGGCTCCGCTACATCGCCGCACGGTACGGCACCCCATCGAACGCGCTCGGCTTCTGGCTGAGGCAGTCGCCGCACTGGTACTGAGAGGAAGTCCCATCACCATCACGCTCAGGTCGAACGTCAGCGTCGACCTCATCAAGTCCAACGCCTCGGACGACGACGTCGCCCAGGCAGCCCGAGTCAGCACCGTAGGCAGCCAGTCCACGTCCGGACGGCCCGCACAGGGCCTGATCAACTACCTCATGCGGGACAGGCACGGCAGCCCGTTCGAGCACGGCTCCTTCACCTTCGTGATCGAGGCCCCGATCTTCGTGGCCCGCGAGTTCTTCCGTCACCGTGCTGGCTGGAGCTACAACGAGGAGAGCGGGCGCTACCGCGAGCTCCGCCCCGTCTTCTACGTGCCGTCGCGTGAGCGCAACCTCCAGCAGGTGGGCAAGCCCGGCGCGTACACCTTCGAGCCCGGCACCGAGGCGCAGTACAGCTCGGTCGCAGCGTCGGCGAAGGACAGCTACCAGGTGGCATGGAACGCCTACCAGAACCAGCTCCAGATGGGGGTGGCCAAGGAGGTAGCGCGCAACGTCCTGCCGGTCGGGATCTTCACGTCCTTCTGGGCCACCTGCAACCCGCGCAGCCTCATGCACTTCCTCTCCCTGCGGACCAACCGGCAGAACGCCAAGGTCCCGAGCTTCCCGCAGCGGGAGATCGAGATGGTGGCCGACGAGATGGAGCTCGCCTTCATGGACGTCATGCCCCACACTCACCGCGCCTTCGAGATGAACGGGCGGGTGGCACCGTGACCCTGTCCGACCGCATCGCAAGGTGGGAGCGGCACTGGGCTGACAACCCGCCGCCTCCGCCGACCGGAGAGCAGGCCCGCATCGTGCGGACCCTGTTCGGAGAGCTCCAACCGCCTCGCCGACACGTCGCCTGACACAAGACAGCCCCGCCTCCTTCTGGAGGACGGGGCTTCTTGCGTTCCGGGCAGCTACGCGGCCACGTACCGAGGTTCCACGACGATCTGGTCCTCGAAGCTCATGCCCTTGGCCTTCCGTCGCACCTTGACCGAGAGGAGACCTTGCACGATGGCTCGCTGGCGATCCAGCCCGAGCCCTTCCCACTGATCCGCCACCGCAGGAGTGCCGAGCGACAGTCCGACGAACATCGGACCCATGCCAGCCCGAGACAGCAGCTCCTCGGCACCCTTCAGCTTCGCCCGTGCCGTCGCCGTCGCCTGCGTGAACTGCTCGACGTCCATCACGTCGTTGGCCAGGAGCTCGGCGTACGTCTTCAGCTTCAGCTTCAGGTCATCGACCTCAGCCTTGGCCTCCTCGACCCGCTCGTCGCCAGACGGCACGATCAGGGTCATCCACTGAGGGCTGGCGAGAAGGGCGATGGTCGCAGCCGACACCTCGGCGTCCGCGATGGCGCGGTCAGCATGCCCGTGTCCGGCACGGCAGGTGTACGTCTGTCGACCTCGGATGGCGGAGGCCCGAACCGGACCGTCGCACACCTCGCACAGAGCGAAGGCGGTGAGCAGGGACGTGGGTCGCCGACCCATCTTCACAGCCCCCTTGCGACGAGCCGGATCGCCGAGCGTGTCGACCAGCGCGAGGTGCGTCTCGCGGTCCAGGATCGGCTCCCAGTCACCCTCGCCGACAGGCTCCCCGTTGTACGTCCGGATGCCCGCGTAGCGCGGGGAGATCAGCACGTTGCGGACGCCTCGCGCGGACCAGCCAGCCTCGGTCGCACGCTTCCCCTTGTCATGCCCTCGACGGGCGCGAGCAGAGATCAGACCGGCCTCGGTCCAGGACTTCGCGATCGAGATCATGGTCTCCCCGGCAAGCGCACGACGAGCCGCGTCACGGATGGCGTCAGCCTCCTCGGGGATCAGGGTCAGGTGGTCATCGCCGTACCCGAAGGGGCGGATGCCCGAGACGTGAGGCTTGCCCTCGGCTGCACGCTGCGCGTTGGCCAGCTTCTGTCGGGCCGACTTCCGCTCGACCTCAGCTCGGGCCACAGCCGCCAGGATGCGAGCCACCATGCGCCCCATGTCGGACGTCAGGTCGATGTCTCCGACTGCCGTCGCGATGCCGACGTTGTGCTCCTCGCACAGCAGGATCAGCTCCTCCAGGTCGAGCATCGAGCGGGTCATGCGGTCCATGTGGTACGCGATGACGTAGTCGACCTCTCCCGCACGTACCATGTTGAGGACGCGCTTCCAGGCGGGTCGAGCCTTGCCCGAGTACGCCGAGATGGAGATGTCCGCCTCGACCGCGACGACGTCGAGCCGCTTGTAGTCGGTCAGCCGACGACACTCGGCCTCCTGGCGGTCGTTGCTTCGACCCTCTCCTGTGTCGTCTCGACTCACGCGGGTGTAGATGACGGCGCGCTTGCTCAACGTGGCTCCTCTCAGTGACGGGGTGTGTACCCATCGTGCCACATGTGGGCGCATGGCGCACAACAGGTACACAGAGAAGTCGCAGGTCAGAGGCGGATCAGTGGATCACGCGGCGTCGAGCGATGGCCTTCTGGACCAGGCGTCGGCGCTCACGCTGCGAGCTCGTCAAGCTCGGGTCGTCCAGGCTCAGGCCCATGACATGGTCCAGGTACGAGACCGGCTCAGGCTTCGGATCGGGCTCCACGAAGGAGTCGACGCGGTTCCCCTCCGCGTCCACGATGTGCATCTCGACGTGGATCTCGGGCTTCGTCATGCGCACACAGTAGAGGACGACGGCCCACCTACAGGGCGTCTCGGGTGCCACCGAGAGCAAGTCCCTGTTGCAACCTGATCGGCGCTGGCGATGAGCCGCCGCCACCCAACACGGTACGCCTACCGCCGCACGTCGATGCCAGCCTCTCGACGTAGTTGTGTGCAGGCGTTCACCAGGGCTCGATGATCGGACGCCGTCACGGGCAGCGTTGAGACACGGACCTCCCCGTCGTACACGCCGATGTGGGTCCGGCCCTGCTCCAGTCGGTAGCCCTGCTCGATGAGCCGCCCTTGCAGCTCGCTCCAGGAAGACGGCCAGCGCCGCCCTGAGCCGCCCGAAGAACGGGGGATGGACCGGCGCACCTCGACGCCCACGACAGGCGTTCCTGTGCCCTCCTCTGCGCGCTCTCGGGGGCGTACACCGACGAGCACCCAGTGCCCTTCACTCTTGCCGGGCTCGACGTAGCCCTGCCACTTCTGTCCGGCGAGACGTAGCCGGGAGTGGAACCCCTCGACCGGCGTCACCGTCTCCGGGTCTTGCAGGTCAGCCTCGACGTCAGGCCAGTAGGTACCCCGCTCCGCCATCCGAGTCAGCAGGCTGGTCGTGGGGTGCAGGTGCATCAGCTACGCGCCGCCTCGTACTGTGCGATCACAGCCTTCGGGACGCGCCCCGTAGCGGAGACCTCGACGCCGTTCTCGGCAGCCCACTGCCGGACCGCAGCGTTGTCCACCGGCTTGGCAGCTCGTCGCCGCCGAGTCGAGCGCGTCGCGCTCACCTTCCGTGCAGCGTTGACCCAAGGGGCCATCGCCTTCATCAACTTCGCCTCGTTCTTCTTGTTCAGTTCGATCTCGTACGACGTTCCATCGACGGCGAACGTGACGGTGCGGGCAGTGCCAGTTCCGTCGATGTCGTCCACCAGATCCACGATCACTCGTTCAGTCTTCATGGGCCGAACGGTAACGCAAGAAGGCCCCCCAGTCCGAAGACCGGGGGGCCACTTGCTGTCTCTACTTCATCGCACCGGGCATGCGCCCGTGCTGCACTCCTCATCGGTGCCGTCCTCGATCCGGGTCAGCTCGTACTGCTCGAACTCCTCCTCGGAGATCCGCTCGTACGGGGCCTGCTCTCGCGTGCCGTCGACCATGATCGTGGTGCCCTTCAGGTGAGGCAGCCAGGACGCGATGACCGCAGCCGTCTCGTCCAGGTCCAGACCCTCGGGCACGTTGGCCGTGAAGCTCACCGCGTTGTCGGCGTAGTGCTTCTGGTACATCGCCTGGAAGCTGAGCATCTGGTCCAGCGTGAGCTCGTCAGCGGACTCGACCAGCTCCGCCTCGTAGCCCATCTCCTCGACCTCGGCGACGAGCTTGTCCTTCGTCGGGAAGGTGACCACCATCGTGTTGCCGGACGGGTCGTAGACACAGGCGTCCACGGCGAAGCCCTGCGAGAAGAAGCGGTCGACCTGGGCAGCCTGGTCAGCGTCCGAGTAGGAGAAGCGGACTCGACGCAGGAACGTCCGACCGTAGATCGGGTGGATGCCCTCGGTCACGCCCGGCATCTTCGCGATGGTGCCAGTCGGTGCCACCGTGGTGACCTTGACCGGCTCCGGGATGCGCAGCTCGAAGGCGTACTCGCGCGCCGTCTCACGGACGACGTCGTACAGATCCTCCAGGAGCGACGGCATGAACGAGAAGGGAGCGACCGAGTACCGGATGCCGAGCTTCGCGAGGAAGCCCTGGACACCGAAGTGCCCGACACCGATGCGCCGGTTCAGTGCCAGTCGGTCAGCCTGCTCCGCATCGTTCACGTCGCCGTAGGTGGCACGGATCAGGAAGCGGGTGACGAGCGCGTGCGCCTCCTTCATGCCAGCCTCATCGAACTCCCCGCCCTTGACGGACGGAGCGAACGCATCGAGGTTGACGTGACCGAGGTTGCAGTTCTCCCAGGCTTCGAGTGCGATCTCGCCGCAGGGGTTGGTCGCGATGACCTCGCCGACCTCGCCCTCGTTGGACATCGAGCTGTTCCAGTAGCCCGGCTCCCCGTTCAGGAGCATGCCCTCGACCACCGCCTGGTGGACGGCGACCGCAGCGGGCTCACCCAGGGCCAGTCGCTCGGTGAACTCGTCATCGATCTCGACCGAGATGTTCGTCGTCCAGTGCTTCGAGCCGTCGACCTTGCACGCGAGGAAGTCGCGGATGTACGGGTCGTTCCAGTGGACGATCGCCATGCGGGCCGAGCGACGGTTGCCACCCGAGACCACGCACTCAGCGATGGCGTGATCGATCTCCATCGCCTCGGTCGGGGTGAGGTGACCACCGACGTTGAACGACGAGCGCGACATGACCTTGCCGATCTCGGACATCATCCGAGCGAACGGGCCAGGGCCAGACGCGGTGCCACCGAAGGTCTTCAGTCGAGCGCCCTTGCCTCGCACTCGGCTCACGTCGTAGACGCGGGCGCGGTGCTTGACCTCGCCGTCCGTCATGAACGTGTCGAGCAGGTCGATCAGGGCGTCAGCCCAGCCCTCGCGGGAGTCCTCGACCTCGAAGGCCCCGTCCCAGTCCGAGTCGTACTCGGTGGACAGCAGGCCCGCCGACTTCATCTCGGCGTAGTCCGGGTGGGTCGGGTCGCACACGACGTGGACGTCCAGCTCTCGGCGCGGAGCGCCGTACTTCTCCAGGAAGCGGGAGGAGTAGTTCGCTCCCACGCCCCCGCCCTCCATCAGGCGGAGGAAGGTGAACTCGAAGTGCCGCGACAGGGTCTCGCCCCAGCCGGACACATGGCAGTTGAACAGGTACTGCCGACCCTTCACGCCGGACGCCCAGAGGTGACGGCCAGCCGGGAGGATCGCGAACCTCTCCATGTAGGAGGTCAGCTTGTCGGCCTCCTGCGACACTGTCACATCCCAGCCCGAACGCGGACCGTAGACCAGCGCGAGGTTGCCCTCGACCACGCGGGCCACGGTCTCAGGCCAGGTCTCCTTCTCGCCGTTGGCCTTGGTGCGGCTGTACGTGCGCTCGTAGACGGTCTGACCGGTGGGGCCGAAGGGGATGGTGTTGCTCACGAAGTGGTTCCTCCTTGATGTTGATGTCTCTCACTGCCACAAGGCGGCACCCCCGCAGGAGTACCGCCGAGCGACACTGTCACACTACCACAGTTACACAGGTCTTCCGGTGAGCTCACCGAGGACCACGATCACCCGCTTCAGGGTGCCTGCGCTGTACGCCGCCAGGTCGCAGAGGTTGTTGATGATGGCCGCAGTCTCCTCGGGCGACGGCGAGGTGAGGGACATGTAGTCCAGGCACTTCACCAGCCGCTCGTCCAGGTAGGGGACCGCCTCCTTGGCAGCCTGCCCGAGCAGGTCGAGCTGGCGCTGCTTGGCGTACCGAGCCATCTCGCTCTCGTTGTACGGGCGGGAGATGATCGTGTTGTCGACCTGTCGCTCGTAGTAGGTCAGGGTCGAGTCGTCCCAGTACTCGACCGCGTTGGGCTCCATGCCCTCGGGCGCTGCCACCTCGTTCACGCTGCTTCCTCCTTGCTGTCGTAGCCGTCCACGTACCGGTCCTGGTTGAGGTAGGCGGCGATCTTCCCGACCGCCCGCTCACACCGTCGCTGGGCCGTGCTCTTGTTGCAGTTCTCCTCGAACGCGATGAACTCGTAGGTCCAGTCCAGGCCGTACCGCATGAGGGTGGCTCGCGCCTCCTCCCATGACAGCCCGCCCGCGACCGCCCACCTCCAGGCCGCGTTCATGTCGGCGAGGTGGGCGTACAGCGTGTTCGCGTGCTTGGGGTTGGCCTTCACCTTCGGCATGTCCGCATCGGGTGCGGTCTCGTTCTTCACGCCGTAGGCCGAGGCCGGGTCGAAGTGGGCTGGAAGGAGCTGCTCCACCAGAGCCCTGTCGTACGCACCTGCCACTCAGACCCCCAGCCCTTCGAGCTTGGTGAGGTTCGCCTCGTAGCTCGTCATCCGCTTCGTCGTCCGCTTCGTCGCGGACTGCTTGTTCTTGTCGGTCAGGTCCTGCACCAGCCGCGAGTACAGGAGGCCCGGCTCACCGAGCGCAGCCCGAAGGTTGCGCCGGGTGGCCACGAAGATCAGCCCGTCCTGGTAGGCGTCCTCGTACTCGGTGGTCTTGGTGTCGTCGTACTTGTTGGCGATGTGGCGGGCAGCCCGCGAGATCACCTTGTCGGCCTCGTTGCCCGGCTCGTACCAGGACCAGTCAGCCGCAGCCTGCTGGACCGACGTCGTCGGCTCGATCTCGATGAAGTTCATCGGACCACCTCCTTCAGGTTCGTGTTGCCGTCCTTCGTGACGGCGACGATCAGGCCAGGAGCACCGGTCGTGCCCTTGGCGTGCCTCCACCAGGTGCTCTCCGACTCCATCGCCGGGGGCTGGATGAAGGTGCGGAACCCATCGGTGTCGACGTGTTCGTGGTGCAGGTGGCCAGCCAGCAGAAGGTCGGCCTGGTGGAAGGCGGACGCTCGGTTGAACGCCTGCCCCTTCCAGTAGTCGAAGTGCTTGCCCGGTCGGAACTGGTGACCGTGGACGTGGGCGACGACCGTGCCCGAGCACTCGACCACCACGCTGAGCTCGTCCGTGTCCGGCACGTAGAACTCGACGTGACCGAACCGCTCGGGGCTCAGGTCAGCCGCGTCCTTCACGGCGATCAGGGACTCGGTGTCGTGGCTGTCGTCGTACCGCGTCACGCCCTTGCCGTTGATCCGGACAGCCTCACCGTGGTTGCCAGGTACGGCAGCCATCGTGATGCGATCAGCCATCGGCGCGAACAGGAGCAGCGCGTGGAGCATCACTCGCCGGGTCAGGCGGATCTGCTCGTTCAGCGTGAGCACCGTCCGCCAGGTGTTGGCCCCACCCTGAGAGACGAAGCCCTCGATGTGGTCACCGAGCCAGGCGATGTGGATGTGGCCGATCTCGAAGCGACGCCGGTAGTGCTCGACCAGGGAGGCCGCCTTGTTCAGGCAGTCGATCGTGCGCTCCAGGGTTCCCTCGACACCATCGCCATCGATCTTGCCGAACTGCATGTCCCCGATGGCGACGATGAAGGTGTGGTCCCCGCTCGTCTGTGACACTGTCACACCGCCCGCGTAGTTGTCAACGGCGCGGATCAGCTCGTCCAGATCCAGGGGCTCACCGTCGAGCACCGGGTCACGGCGCTTGAAGGTGTAGCGGTTGCTCACCCCGACGTCACCGTTCGCCATCGTCCACTCGCCAGAGCGGAAGCCGGTCGCGATCCACAGCTCGGGGTCCTCGCCCTTCGAGCGCAGGTACTCAGCCGCAGCCGACTCGTCCACCTCGTCCGGCAGACCGCGCACCGTCACCGCAGCGACGTCACCAGACACCTCGATCTGGCGGGTGAAGTCCTTGTCGGGGTTGGTCTTCCGAGCGGCGATGCTCGGGCCGACAGGCTTCTTCAGGAGCTCATCCTTCAGAGACACGGTTCAGGCTCCTTCGGTAGGTGCGGATCGTGGAGGCGGACACGTCGTGTCCGTACTTGCGCAGCGTGGTCGAGAGCCAGTCAGCACTGGTTCCCCCGAACAGATGGTCGAAGAACAGGTCCCGCTCACGCTCACCGAGCGCCTGCCAGACCGCCTCGACCTTGGGGAACTTCTCGGTTCCCGGTAGGGGCATCAGCCCTCGCCCCGGTCGAGCTGAGCGATGGCAGCCACAGCCTGTGCAGCCAGGAGGACCAGCGCCTCGCGCCGCTCCGCGTTCGTGGTGGCAGCGCCCGCAGCGTGAGCATCCTCGACCAGCAGGCCGTCCGCTCCGAGCTTGCCGATCTCGGCACGGTGCCGGTTCACCGAGATCCAGCGCAGCTCCTGCTCGGCGTGGAACGCCTGGCCCTTCTCGGAGGACGCACCCCCCACGAAGGGGAGCGCCAGGTTGTCGTCGGCCTTGTCCTTGACCTCGTTCACGATCGCGGTCAGCGGGTTCGCCTTGCGGGTCGTCTTCTTCGTCTCGGTCGCCTCGGTCACTTCGAGTCCTCCGTCTTCATCAGTGCGTACAGGGCGTCAGCCCCGTGCTTCAGGTAGGTGTCGGTCACGTCTCCGTCCCGCAGGCGAACGCCCTTGGCGGAGCGGAGGGAGCGGGTGATCTTGGCGACCAGCTCCGCTCCAGCGTCGTCCGGGTCACCGAAGACCCAGACGCGGTTGAAGCCAGCCAGCATGCGGCGGTAGTGGCCGCGCCAGCCCTGAGCGCCAGGGACAGCGACCGCAGGGATGCCGATCATGTTCAGCACCATCGCGTCGAACTCGCCCTCGGTGACAGCGATCTCGCTGCCAGCTCGGTGGACGGCACCCACGTTGAACATCCGGGGCGGCTCGTCCTTCATGCCCATGTACTTGCCGTGACCGAAGTCCCGGTGGTTGTGCTCCTGGATGCAGCGGAAGCGCATGCTCAGGGGCTTGCCGTTGCGGTCCAGGTAGGGGATCGCGAGGAAGCCTCGGAAGCGTTCGTGCCCAGGGAACGGATCAGCTACGACGCCAACGCGGTTGGTAACTGCCGCCGTTCGATCCAGTCCGCGACCCAGCAGGTACCTTGCGGCTTCCGCCGTAACGGCTGCCTCGTAGCTCGCTGTCGCTTCTTCCAGAGCTTCCCTCTGGGAGGCCGAGAGTGGTTGCAACGGTTCGTGCTCCACGGAAGTCTGTCCCCTCCTTCAACATGATCATCGTGTAACTGTCGCCGCCTTCTCCGCAGGAGTGGCAGCGCCAGAGCCCCTTGTCCGTGTTGTAGGACATCGAGGGTGTGTTGTCGTCGTGCAGTGGGCAGTGGCCCATGCCGGTTGCCCGCTCGGGGTTGAAGTCGACCTCGTAGTGGTCGAGCACCGCCGAGAGCTCGGGCTTGCTGTCGTCGTCGTTGTCCCAGCTCCTGCCCTTCGGCTTGCTGGGCTCTCTCCACTGGATGGCCACTACACCTCCACGTCGTAGAACTCCTCGACCGCGAGGATGCAGTCCATGTCGGAGTCGGGGTCTTCGATGAAGGCGAAGAACGCTTCGGTCTCATCGGCGAGCTGATCGCGTTCCGCCTGGGTCATGTCCCAGCCCATGAAGCCGATCACGCGGCATCGTCCAGACCGAAGAACCGCTCGACCGTCGTGATCACGTACGCCTTGCGCCAGGGCTTGCGGTAGCCCTTCACGATCACAACGCCGTCGACCGTCGCGGGGTCAAGTCCCCGGTGGGAGGCGTAGTGACCGACCTCGGTCTCCATCTCCTTGACGAACTGGTTGGCGTCCATCTTGGCGTTCTTCGCCTCGATGACCCAGGTCTTGCCGTTCCAGGCGCGGATGACCAGGTCGCCCTCGTCCTCACTGCCGTTCAGGTGCAGGTGCTCGATGTCGAAGCCGAGCTCGCGGAACTTGTTCTTCAGCTCGTTCTCCCACTCGGCCCCCTTCTTCTTGTTCCTGACAGGGTTGGCACTCACACTGTCACACTCCCTTCAGAGAGAAGCGGACCTTGCGGTCCGCGTCCCCCGTTCGTGTTGCTCACACTACCACACATCTCAGCCGAGGCCGAGACGTTCGAGCGAGCTCGTCGGTGTCCAGCCCGTAGTCGGGGCCGGGGTGTTCTCCTGGCTGGTCTTGGCCATGACCTCCAGCTTGGAGAAGCGGGTCACGTCCGGGTGGCAGCGCATCATGGCGTAGCTCCGGGCGGTCGGGTCACACGGACCCATGCGCTGCTTGACGCAGGCGACTCGGTACTCCAGCGACGTCGGGTCCAGAGCCACCGTGAGCGACAGCTCAGGCTTCTCGGACAGACCACCCTTCACCTGGTCACGGGACGGAGGAGCCCACGGGTCGCTCTTGGCTTCCCAGCTCTTGTCCGAAGCGTGGTGCAGGATGATGACCGTCGCACCCGTAGCACGGGCCAGCTCGGTCGCGTTGGACATGACGGCCATCTGCTCGGTGTAGTCCGACTCAGCGCCCTCGAAGTCCATGAGGTTGTCGAAGACGATGACCTCGGGGTAGGCGTCCCACAGCTCGACGTACGCCTCCAGCTCCTCATCGACGGCACGCCAGGTGATGGGCGACCCGAAGGAGAAGGTGATGTTCGAGGAGGACAGCGCGTCCAGGTACGCCTGCCGGTGCTTCCCTCCCTGAGCCATGCCAGCCTCGACCATCTCGGTCGTGTCGCCGGTAGCCATCGACGCCAGACGCGAGCTCGCCGTGAAGGCGCTCATGTCGGCGGAGAAGTACAGGGAGGGCAGGTTCATCGACGCCACCCAGAACAGAGCGAAGCCGGACTTCTGCGTGCCGGACCGACCGGCGATCATGATGACCTCGCCGTGACGGGGTCGCACGCCCTTCTGGTACAGGGCCTCGAACGCCTCGACGCGGGGGAGCTCTCGTCCCGACTCCGCGTGCAGCGCGAGGGACCTTCCAGGGGTGAGCACTACTTGTCTCCTCTCACGACCACGCGCTCGACGCCAACGGCGGTGATCAGGGTCTGGCAGGCCGGGCACGGCTTGCGGGTCACGTAGATGGTCGAGCCCTTCAGCTCGTCCGGGTGGACGCCCTTGTCCAGGGCGTCTCGGATCGCGTTGCGCTCAGCGTGGTCAGCCGCGCAGTTCGCGTAGTCGCTGTCGGGGGCGCACTCGTCTCGGGTCAGTCGACCTCGGGGACAGTTGCCTGCCGTCGCACAGCCAGGGATGCCGGGCGGCAGGCCGTTGTAGCCCACGCCCAGGATGCGCTTGCGCCGGTTGAGGATCACACACCCGACCTGGGACCGCGTGCAGTCCGCCATCGTGGCTACCTCGTCGGCGATGTTCAGCGCCCACTCGTCTCGTTCAGGTCTCACTCGACCTCCTCTCTCACTGCCCCAAGGGGGACGCTCCGAAGAACGCCCCCCTGCGGGTCACACTGTCACACCGGTCAGTCGAAGTCGGGCGCGGCGTCGAGAGCCGCCGTCACCTCAGCCTCACGCTTGGTCGCGTAGTCGATGACCTTCTGCTGAGCAGCGCGCTCAGCCTGTCGCCACACCCACGCGGGGTAGGCACCCGGCTTCTTGGCCGGGATCTGCGCGAGGGTCACGATGGTCGCGCCCCCGACGATGGCCTCCAGGTCACGGGCGAGCACGGTCTGCTCGATGCGCTGACCCTTGGCGATCTCCGGACGACCGGCGTCCAGGTCGGCCTGCGTCTTGAAGACGGACACGTCCGCGAGGACCGAGTCCTTCGGGCCGTTCGGGGTCGGGCGCTGCCTGTCGAAGGACTTGACCTCGATGAGGATCGCGACCGCGTCGACGTTGTCCTTCGGCTTGAACCAGCCGCCGCCCTGGGTGGGGATGTCCATGAAGTTGAGAGCCACTGTGAAGTCTCCGTTCGTCTGTGAGTCGATGCTCAGATGTTGGTTGGGGTGTTCGTGCTGTGAGTGGAGCGGTACTGCTACGCGGCAGACAGGGCCTTGCCCTTGGCCTTCCATGCAGCCATCACGCTCGGGTCGGAGAAGAAGGACTGGTTCTCAGCCCAGAGTCGCTTCAGCGCGGCGACGTCCGTCTGCTTCTCGATCTCGCCCAGGATGTAGGCGTTGGGGTCCTCCGCCTCGGGCTGCGATGCAGCCGGGGGAGAGCTCTGGGTGCTCTGCGCCGCAGCCCACGGGTCACCGGTCGGTGCCGTCTGGGCCGGGGGAGCAGCCGCCTCGGAAGGCGGGATGATGGTTCCTCCCAGGAACCGAGCGATGTTGCCCTTCCCGTGAGCCAGGCTGGTCATCTCGACCACCAGCTCGGAGAGCGTCAGCTCGCTCACACTGTCACGCATCACTCCGAAGTAGGAGATGATGTCTTCGCGGACCTCGTCCGGGTTGCCCTTGAAGACCGCCCAGGTCTCCTCGTAGCCCTTGCCGTACTTGATGGTGACGGTCAGTTCCCTCACGCGGTGTAGCTCCTCTCGTTGTTCTCTCTGTCTTGGTACAAGTTACACGATCCGGGGGTCGGTGTCAACCTCCGGTCCGGCGACTTGCGCCTTGCAGTTCGTCGCTCCCGCGTCGCCCTGACTTGATCCAAGTTACACACTCTGACCGGAAGAAGCAAGCTCGTTCTCCGTGACCTGCGTCACGAACGGCTTCATCGCTCCTCGGGTCGACCGAGCCTTGCGGATCTGAAGCGCGAGCTGGGCCAGAGCCCAGCCGATGTTCAGGTCCACCCAGTACAGAGTGCACTCGCCCGTGCCCGCAGGCAGGTGGACGATGATGCCCCAGTCCTGGTTCACCGGGGGCAGAGGGCTGTACGCCTTCTCCGCTTCCTCGGCAGGTACTGCCACCTTCTTCCATGCGGCCAGGGCCTTCTTGTCCTGGTGGTCCACGGGGAACTTGGTGTGGTCGTACTTCTCTCCTCGCGAGTAGATCGCGAGCTGGCTCGCCATCTTCAGCGCGCCGTACTCGACGGACCCAGTCTTCAGGTCGCCGATGAACAGGCCCGAGATGGGCTTGCCGTCCGGGCCAGGCCCGTCGTACTCGTAGGTGCGGTCGAAGGTCCCACCGACGCTGAGCTCGTTCACCACGACGAACTGCTCGACGGCGTGAACCTTCAGCACCGACGTGGCGAGCATGTACGCCATCATGTCCTCGACGTCCACCTGGGGCGTGCCGAAGGGCAGAGGCTCACCACGGTCGACGTACTCGCTCAGCGTGTGAAGGTGAGTACCCTTCTCGCGCTTGTCGTTCGCGCCGCTGATGTCGACGGCACGCTCAGCGAGACCGTCCAGCTTGCGCTTGTCGTCCTTGTCGTTGGGGTCGAGCTCGCGGATGGCATCGAGCAGGGCCGGGTTCTTGGCCAGCCCCACTCCCACCATGCGCTTGCCCCAGTTGATCAGGTTCGACTTGTCCTCGATGCAGTCGATGAACGTCGTCGTCCTGGTGTGCCCGACCGGCTTGCCGCCAGCCTTCGGCACGATGAGCGGACGGTCCCAACCGTCACGCGGCACCGAGTTGTTCGGGTGCGCCTTGTTCGGGATCTCCATGAAGTTCAGGGTCAAGCGGAACAGCCTCCAGTGATGGGTCCAATGCGGTCACTGTCAGCGCGTCTGCCTCCGCCAGGAGCTCCCGGACCATCTCGGCCTCGGCCACCTCGGGCGGCACGATCGGCGTCAGGTAGATCCGGCAGATCCCACCAGGGAGCATGTCCACGTCGCACTCAACCCACGGCATGAGCTCCAGCCCCCACCACTCCGCCTGCTTCAGCACCGTGTTCATCCTGTCCGGCGAGTAGCCGGGGGAGGCGTCGATGTGGAAGTCGAAGTTCTCCAAGTCGAAGACGAACTCGATCGTCCCGTCCTCGGTGATGAAGCTGTAGGGCTCTCCGTGCGACCTGTCCATCGCGGGCAGGACGTGGCGGTACGGCATGGTGCGGGTATCTCCTCCGGTGCGGTGTGCAACTTGCGCTGACTGGAGGACAGTATCACCGTCCCTGCGAGGTGTGCAAGTTGCGTCAGATCTTGGGTTGTAGCTCGTCCCGTGGCACCGGGGTTGAAGCGAGAAGGAACGTTAACAGGTTCCTGAGAGGACCCTGAACGGGGGGTCAGTCCACTGCCTTCAGGCGGTTCGAGACCTTCGGCTTGTGCACGAACTCGCCGTCGCCAGCCTGTCGCGGGATGTAGAAGAAGCCCTGCTCGGTGTCCGGGTCGTAGTGCACCACGGCGTTCTGGTCCTTCAGCATCTGCTTCCAGGCAGCCAGGCGCGTAGCCTCCAGCTCGGACAGCGCCTCCTCGCCCTTCTCCTGCCGTCGAGCCTCGACTCGTAACATGCCGACCGGGTACAGCCAGCGGTGCTCAGGCTTGACCTGCCAGGGGATCAGCTCGTCCGAACGGGTGATGCGGCGCTGGAGTCCGCGACGACGACGGAAGTTCCCCCACAGGGACGGGACTGTCTCGATGTTGTACTTGCGGCGGTACTCCTCCACCATCCACTGGTAGGTGCGGCCCTCCTCGAACCACCGAAGAACCTCGCCCTCGTCTTGTATCTTCCGTGCACCCATGTTGCGCTCCCTTCTGAACGGCCAACTCTGTCTTGATGAAGATCAGAGTTGCACACGGAGCGTGACAGTGCAAGTGAGTTCGTGTATCTTGCATCTACCCGCAACACACTCTCACCAGCGAAGGAGCATCACATGGCACAGATCAAGGTCACCGTCTGCGACATCGACCAGACCGAGGTCGGCAAGCCGACCACTCGCTACACCATCACGCGCGACGGCGACCGCATGGAGATGGATCTCTGCAAGGACCACGCCGGTCCGATCGAGACCCTGCTCTACGAGGCCGACAAGACGGGCGCGACGGTCAAGGCCCTCCCGATCAAGCGGACGCCCGCGAAGAAGGCCAGCGCGCCTCGTCGTCGCAGCACCGCCAAGGTCATGACCCTGGAGGAGATCGAGGCGTTGAAGCAGTCATGAGGTCCAGGCCAGACGACAGAAGACCCCCACTCAGCACGTAGCTGGTGGGGGTCTTCTGCGTTACAAGGTCAGCCCTCGGACAGGGCCTCCGAGGTGAGCTCGTTCTCGTCCAGGCCCGTCTCGGGGAACTCGACCGGGACCGAGCCGTTCGGCTGGGCGTACACACCCAGGGCGGTGAGCACCTGGACGCCAGCCGCGACGCGCGGGTCATCCGCGTAGAGCAGCGTGGCCACCGAGGCGATGGTGCCCAGGAGAGCGATGATCGCCTTCGCGTAGGGTCGCACCTTGGTGGGGAGCAGGGGCAGGAGCAGGTTCACGAAGGACTCCTTCTGGAGCTTGGGGGTGGGTGCCGAGTGGCGTCCGCTCATCGACGTCCACACTGCTTCTGAAGGGCGATGTAGCCCGCAGGGCCGATGCGGGTGTCCCGCTTCAGGCCGTAGTTCTTGTACTTCGGGTTCCGCTCATGCCAGGCCGCGACCGCCGCCTCGGTGTTGGGACCGTAGAAGTCCGTCACCGCGCCGGGGATCTTGTAGCCCAGCTTCAGCAGGAGCTGCTGGATGTCCTTGACCTGGACGTGCTTGGCACCCGGCTTCACCGCAGCGGCCAGCTTGTAGAGCTGCGTCTTCTTCACGACCGGAGGCTTGGTCGGCTTGGGGGCCGGGGCAGGCTTCGCGGGCGCGGGCTTCGCCGGGGCAGGCTTGGCCGGGGCCTTGGGGTTCTGGCTCGCCCAGTCCGGGTCCGCCGAGGTGATGCCCTCGGGGAACTTCGGGTAGCCGTAGCCGTAGACGTACGAGCTCTTGCGCTCACGGGTCTTGCGGTAGACGCCGTCGCCCTCCGCCCCACCGGACACGTTGGTGTTGCCCTCGATCGTGGTGATCGTGGTCGCGGTGTACGAGACGACGATGCCGGTGTGGGTGCCACCGCCCGGACCGAAGAAGACCTGCGCTCCGATCGCGGGGTACTCGCTGAAGCGGCCAGCCTTCTTGAACCAGGCGACAGCCGTCTCGCAGCCAGCGGTGTGCGGGTAGAGGTCGGCGACGCCAGCCTCATGCGCGACCCAGCTCACGAACGCGGCACACCAGGGCCAGCCGTAGCCGTCCTGGCCGTAGCCGGGGATCTTGCCGAACCAGCGGTTGTACTTCGAGTCGTTGACCCAGTGGCCACCGCTGAACTTCTCATGCGTCCCGACCTCGCCAGCGGCGATGTCGAGAACCTTCTGAACTGCACTCACGGGCAGCTCCTTCCTACTGGTTGACGGTGACGGTCAGGTGGTGGTCGAGCCGGTCGCTCACAGCCAGGCGCTCGATGCGCTCCTGGCGGAGGTCTTCCCGGAGACCACCGATCTCCTTGCCGTGCTGACGGAGGACGTCGAGGACTTCTCTGACGTCGTCGTGGAGGCGGTCCATGTCGTCACGCAGGTTCGTGGTGTGGGAGTTGGCCACCTGGTCGCGGGCGACCGAGACGTTCTCCTGCACTTCTGCCAGGGCCTTGTGGTTGCGTCGAAGCATCTCGACCACCACGCCGATGAGGGTCACGAAGACCGTGCCTCCAGTGGTAACGAGCGCCACCTGGACCGTGGGCTCCATGCTCACTTGCTCAGCTCCGACACCAGCTTCTCCAGCGCCTCGATGCGCTTCTGCTGGTCCTGGAGCACCGTGATCATCGCCACCGGCAGAAGGTCGTAGCGGATGCCGTCGACCTCGCCATCCAGGATGTTGATGATCTCGGGGATCTGCTCATGCACTTCCTCAGCGATCAGTCCGAACTCGTCGGTCCGACGCGAGGTCTTGCCCTCCTCCAGCTTGCGGTCGTAGATGACCGGGCGAAGCGCGAGGACGGCCTTGGGGTCGATGGGGTGGTCGCGGACGTTCTCCTTGAACCGGATCGAGGAGGTGTTCCGGGCGAAGACGCCAGAGCCCTCGACCCACACCGCGTAGTACGGGCCACCGTCAGAGACGGAGTTGGACGCGGGCTTCTTCGAGCCGTTGGCCCAGGAGATCGTGTCGCCGGACTCCAGGTAGGTGGAGTGCGAGTGGGAGCTCGGGGTGAACGTCGTCGGCTTCGAGGTGATCGAGCTCCAGGAGTGGGAGTGCGTCGAAGGCGGGAACGTCGCGGGCTCGTTGACGATCTGCGACCAGTCGTGCGTGTGTGAGCTCGGGGGGAACGTGGTCGGCTTGTCGGTCGTGTCGGCCCAGACGTGGGTGTGTGAAGCCGGGGGGAACGTCGAGGGCTTGTTGCTCAGGCTGGACCAGTCGACGCTCTGCGTCAGGTTCGTCCAGGCCGTGCCGTTCCAGAACTCCCAGACCAGGGTGTCGGTGTTGAAGCCGAGCTTGCCGGTGCGAGGGGAGGTGGGGCGCAGGGCGGTCGACCAGGCACCGATGCGGGAGCCGACGAAGCGACGCTGGTCAACCACGGACGCAGCCGAGATCGAGGTGACGCTCGCACCCACGGTGACGTTGGCCAGGACCATCTCGTAGATGCCCGTGTCGGTCTGGGTCAGCGTGGGGACGGAGCCACCGGCAGCGCCCTTGACGACGGCGAGAACGATGCTGTTCGCCGCAGGGTCGAGACGCAGAACGACTCGGTCCGTGCGGGCAGCCGTGTCGGCAGCCGCGATGGTCACCGTGGCGACCGCGTCGTTGTTGTAGAAGTGGCCACGCACGACGGCCTGACCGATGGAGACCGACAGGTTCATGCTGGTGCCAGCCGAGGTGACCTTCAGGGTCGTGTCGTTCGCCGAGCCGACGACGCCCGAGTCCTGGAGCTCGCGGAAGTACTGGCTGTACTGGGACTCGCTGACGGTCTGGGCGTCGAACGGGTAGGAGGTCTGTGCCACTTGTGGGGTCCTTCCTTGTAGGCATGGAAGAAGCCCCAGGCCAGAGGCTCAGGGGCTTGAAGGTGTGGTGGGTCAGAGGACGTACGTGACGGAGAAGCGGACCGTCTCACCGGCACTGAACGGGTAGCCGTTCGTGGTGCGGAGGGTCACCGTTCCTGCGGTCGTGACGTCGCACTCGCCGTCTGCGTAGCCGGTCGAGTAGATGCCGGTCATGGTCCGGCGCGGGCGGTAGCCGTCTGGGATCGTCGCGATGACGTGGTCGCCGACATGCGGAGGGTCGTCCGACGTCGAGTAGGGCGTGACGATCGCCAGGTCGAAGCCGACCGTGCAGACGCCACTGAACTTCGTCGCGAGGAAGTTGTTCACCGAGTAGCCCGAAGCCGCCGTCAGACCTGACGTGATCGACTCCGGGCCAGCGATGGGTGGGGGGTAGATGCTTGCGCCCATGTGGGGGGTTGTCCTTCGGGTTGAGTTACGGGGGAGGCCAGGCCCCGATGTCCTCGATGTGCAGCGAGGTGGTGTTGCCGCCCTGCGTGAGGATGCGGACCTGGCCCAAGCCTCCGGTTCCGGTCGCTGGGGACCGGGTTGCCTTCAGCGTGATCGCCACCGCGACGGGGCCTGCGGTCACGCCCCCGAGGAACCAGTCGTGGTTCTGGCCCGAGCCGGACGTCGAGTCATCCGTGAAGGTCGACGCGAAGAACGCACCGAGATCCGAGCTGGAGACGGTGGCGTCAGTGCCGAGAGCCCAGCGCGCCCGGACTGTGGCGCTCTGCATCGCTCCTCGGTACGTCGTGTTGTCCGAGTCGCTGTCCACGACGGCGAGGTTGAGCGTGATCCGGTACAGCCGGGTCGGTTCGGCGTCGAAGGTGGCGAGGTAGGCGCGAGTCTCGGTGTCGCCGACGTAGGCAGTTGCACCGAGTGCGGAGTAGTAGCGGGTGCCGCGAGGCAGGTTGGCGTTGGTCGGAGGTGGGTACAGCCCAGCTCCCACGTTGATCTCCCTTCTGTCACAAGGGGACGGGTTGTTACTTCTCAGCCGGGTAGCGCATCGTGGAGAGGTCCACCCAGGCGTTGCTGATCGTGCCGATGCCGGGCGTGCCGACCGTGACGTAGCCGCCTTCAGAGAAGATGTCGACTCGCATCATGGCCGTGTTGTTCGGCAGGTAGAAGATGTGGTTGGCGTAGGGCCGGTAGCCCACCGGCATGGTGAACAGGTCGTAGCCGTTGGTGGCGACGCCACCCTTGATCAGACCCTTGAACTCGACCATGCGGCCAGCGCCCAGCCGGTAGGCACCACCACGGAAGTTGGACGCACCGTCAAGCACGCCAGCCGGTTCGGGGTAGACACCCTCGGAGGCAGTCGTGTACGAGGTCCAGCCGTTCTTGTAGGACAGCGACTTCCAGTGGTCGAGCTGTTCGCCCGTGCCGAGCTTCAGCGAGTACTGCGCGTTCGGTGCAGCCTCCAGGTTCACCGTCGCCACCATGACGTAGTCGTCCGATGGCGGAACCATGTCGGCGCGGTAGCCGGTGATCAGGAAGTTGCCGGGCACCGAGGTGGCGGCACCACCGAAGGGGAGCTTGTACCAGAGCGTCGCCCAGGACACGGAGCTCATCGGGATGCCGGTCGAGGTGACCGTCACCGAGGTGACAGTGCCGTCGCCCTGCACGGGGATGACCGTGCCGCTCGCGGGCATGTCGATCTGGAAGTAGCCGCCCGAGGCCAGCGAGGCACCCTTGCCGATGCCGATCGCCATGAACCGCTTGGTCCACTTCAGGGTCGTGCCGTTCCAGAAGATGTTCCCGCCGCCCGTGATGGAGTGCCGGTAGAACATCGAGTACCGCTGCACGTCGGTGTAGAGCGCGGTGCCAGTCGGACCCTGGGGTCCAGTCGGGCCAGCCGGACCTGCCGGACCCTGCGGGCCGACACCGCCAGGCTGCACCTGGAAGACCGTGCCGTCACCCTGCTTGATGTAGGGCAGGCCGTTCCTCGCGTAGAGCAGAGCGCCCTCGTTGGGCAGGCCCGGCTCCCACGTCATGTTCCGCAGGCCGTGTGCACCGTTGGTGGTGGACTTCGCGTCACCGAGAGGCTGACCATCACCGAAGGTGGTCTGTGCCCACTTCCGAGTGATCGACATGCCGGTCAGGTTGAACGTGCCGTCGTTGTTCCGCGAGAAGATCCGGAAGTCCGAGCCCGTGCCGTCACCGGCAGACTCAGAGGAGTTCTCCGCCTGGACCGACCAACGCTTCACGCCGCCCGTCTTGAAGGAGAACTCGCGGTAGGTGGCAGCCGCACCGTCCACGCTGAGCTCGCCGCTGAGCGTGCCGCCCATGGTGGGCAGAGCGTTGACGTCCGAGGCGGAGAGCGTGACCGCGCCGGTCTTGGTGTTCACCGAGGTGACACCGCCAGCCGGACCAGTCGGTCCCGTGGGGCCGGTAGGACCAGCCGGGCCGGTAGCGCCAGTGGCTCCTGTCGCGCCCTTCTGGGCGAGGAGCTGGTAGTTCACCAGGGTGTCCGGAGGAGAGCCAGCGGAGGACGTGTGTGCCGTGGTGACGCGGTAGGACGAGCCGTTGTAGGTGACCGCATCGTTGACGACGTAGGCCGTCGAGGCGACCCAGGCGTTCTTCCAGGTGAGGCCAGCGGGACCGATCGGGCCAGTCGCGCCAGTCGGTCCGATCGGACCCTGGGCACCGGTAGCGCCCGTGGCACCAGTGGCACCCGTTGCGCCAGCGGGACCTTGCGGACCCGTTGCACCAGTGTCGCCCTTCGGCCCCTGCGGACCAGTGGCACCGGTAGCACCGGTCGCCCCAGCCGGACCCGTAGGTCCAGTAGGGCCAGCCGGGCCGGTCAAGCCTTGCGGTCCGGGAGCTCCGGTGAGGCCCGAGACTTCGGGAGCAGGGATCACGTTGAAGCCCATCAGGCCACCTCCACTCCTGAGACATGGACAGCGACAGTGGTCGAACTGGCCTGCACCTTCACGGTCTTCGCCGCGCCCAGCACCTGAGTCACGTCGAGGGTGAAGATGCCGTTCGCCGGGACCGGCGTGTTGGGCACGATGGCGAAGCCGTCGATCTGGAGCAGGACGGTCGCGGCGCTTGTGCCGCTGTTCGCGATGACGATGTTCGTGATGATCGCGGTCGTGCTGGCGGGGACGGTGTAGACCGTCGCCAAGCTGGTTGTCGTGTTACCCCGGTAGAGGCATGTCGGCGTGTTCGCCACTCGTTACCACACCCCCATGATGCGTAGGATCTGATCGTCTGTTGAGACGCCACCACCACCGGAACTGTTGCGCTCCAACTGGCTCACACGGTTCTCCGTGTTCTGTACTCGCTGGGCGTAGGCAGCCGCAGCGTCGAAGCCGGTTGCGTCACCGAGCTCGACGCCGACCTGGAAGCCATCGGAGGTGGCCTTCAGGATCATGCCGGTCACGGTGGACGTGAGCTCCTGGTCGTTGACCACGACGGAGACGGAGTCACCCAGTCCCCAGTCGATGCCGAACTCCATCGAGGCGTCTTCCATCGGGACCGCCTGGACGGCGATCGAGGTGAAGCCCTCCTTGGCCAGAGTCTCCAGGCCGGACTGGTCGAGCTGCCCGTCCTCGCTCTGGTCGCGCCGGTCCTCGAAGACCTCGATGCGGCGACCCCAGTCGGCCTCTGCCGCAAGGGACTCCGTCGTCGTGACGTCTCGGAAGGTCCGGTCTTCCTGCTCACCCTGACCGGCCACGATGACGTGCGTCGCGGAGGGCGGGGTGATGGCCACTCGCTGACCGGCGAGCGTGTTGTTCAGGACGTCGAGTCGGATCGTCTTCGTCCGGTCGGCGATCTGGTAGGTCTCGAAGACCAGGACCGCGCCACGCTGCACTACTCGGAAGCCGAGGCCATCCACGACGGCGATGTCAGTGAGCAGGTTGCCGAGCACTACGAACCGGGCGGACTTCGTCATGATCGTGCCTCGCGCGAGGTTGGTCCCCATCGTGAGGTTGGCCTTGCGTCGAGCTGCCGGTGCGCTCGGTCCGATGTTCGCGTTGACGTAGGCGTGGAGCAGCGTCTCGGCGTTGCCGGTGCGGATGTCGTGGCTCAGTGTCTGCGTGCTCGGGTTGACGTTGGTCGGGTCGGGGAACGCCAGGTAGTCGGACAGGATGCAGGTGTCGCTGATGCCCTCGAAGGCGACTGAGCCACCAGGGTCTTCGGGCGTTGCAGCGAACTCGTTCTTGGTCGTCGGGCCGGACATGAGGATGTCGCTCGGGCCGGTGATGATGACGCCGGAACCTGGAGTGCGCAGAGCTGCGGTGAGCGGGTGCTCGACAGCCAGCGTGAGCTTCCAGGTTCCGACGTTGTTGAACTGGTCCTCCAGTTCGAGCACCATCTCCTCGGGTCGGATGACACCGAGGCGGTTGAGCGACTTGTCCCGGACCTCGACGGTGAGGTCACGGAGCTTCACGGGTCAGATCACCATCCACTTCCGGGGCTGCCATGCCACCGTGATCTTCGAGGCCGACGTCGTGTTGAGCAGGCTTGCCGTGCAGGTCGAGATGCCAGGCTCGACGGCCCAGAAGCGAGGAGCGGGGGCGAGGAGGCTGTACTGGTTCGAGCCGTCCTCGCGCTTCACCGTGCCGGACCGCGAGTCCACGATCAGCTTCTGCGTGGAGGTCAGAGTTCCCTTCCACCACAACGTCTCTCCCGTGGGCGAGATCGCCTTGAAGTTGTCGCCAGGACCCTGGACGGTCCACACCGGGTAGGCCGGGACGTCGCCCGTGTTCTCCAGCGCGATGTCACCGATGGCCTGCGAGGAGGCGACCGGCATGCTCATCATGTTCGCCATGAACGGCGAGGCGGAGGACTGGCCCCCGATGTTCTGGGTGGTCGCGACCGAGGACGTCCAGTAGGGGTCGCCAGCACGGAACGTGATGACGGTCTGGACGTCCTTCTCGCCGATCGTGTTCTCGCCGTAGACGTACTCGCCGCCTCCGACCCGAACCACCTCGGTCGACCAGCTCGACCCGTCGTCCTCGACCAGCCGCAGAGTGCACGGTCCGGCGAGGAGCTGAGCGAGTCGAGACAGGATCTTCTTCAGCTCGTCGCGGTTCTTCGCGACGATGTCCAGCGGGATGTCGATGTCCCGCGCCAGGACGCGGGTGCGTCGGTACATCGCACCGTCACCCGCGCCTTCGAGCCACTGGACGGACACGGGGGGCAGGCCCAGACCGGTCACACCAGTCGTAGCCTGCACCCCCGCTCCTTCATCCTCGATCCCGTTGAGGGACAAGGAGTCCAGGGCGTTCTCCAAGAGGAGCTTCGCCATCGTTACCAGCCCACCATCCTTGCTCGGTTGGCGGCAGCGAACAGGTCTTCCTCCGCAGAGATGGACGAGCCCGGAGCCGCGTAGTAGTTGAGTACCTTCGTCACCCCGCCTCCCGAGTTGTCACCGAGAGCGGAGCTGACCGACGCCGAGACGGACTGGGCGTTCTTGATCTGGCCCACCGTGGGGGGCTCGATCTCCGTGCCAGCAACGTCGTTGGCGATCTTGGTGATCTGGTCGAGGACGCTGAACGCCTGCGACTTCACACCCTTGGCCAGGCCCTTGGAGACCCACGCGCCGAGCGCAGCCATCACCCGCGAGGGGGAGTGGATGCCCAGTGCCTTCTTGATCGCGTCCGTCATCGACTTGGCGATCTTCAGCATCTGGTTCTCGATGGCGTTGGCCTGCTTCTCCAGGCCCTTGACGAGTCCTTCGGCCATGTGGATGCCGTTGTCGAACATCACTTCCGAGGCGGTCTTGCCGACCGACTGGGCAGCCGAAGCGAGCTGCTTCTCCAGCTCGTTGACCTGGTCGACGCCCGTCTTGCCAGCGTTGGCCAGAGCCTCAGCCGCAGCCATGCCAGCCTGGGGGCCAGCCTGCGCGAGCTGGTCGAACATCTCCTGGTTCAGTCCGAGCGACTTCAGCTTCTTCAGCACATCGGCGAAGTGCTTGGCCTGCTCGACCTGCATCTTCAGGCTGGCCACGATGTCCGTGAACCCGCCCTCCATGTTGGTGATGTTCGCCGCGTCCACGATCTTCTGAGCGACCGATGCGGCGTAGTCCGCCTTGGCCGTCTTCAGATCCGCGAGCTTCTTCTTGGCGTCGGTGAGCTTGGTGTTCACCTTGTCCCACGCGGAGAGCATGGAGGTGAGCTGCTTCTGCTCGGCCTGGAGCTTCTTCGTCAGGCTCTTGCTCAGCTTCGCCTTCGAGATGTCCGACGTCAGTTCGCCGAGCACCTTCTTGACGTTGTCGAACTGGGACTCCAGGCCCTTGATCAGACCCTTGATGATGGCCTGGCCAGCCCCGTACAGCAGGACCTTGTCCTTGGGGAGCGGACCCTTCCAGTCAGGGATCATGTCGGTCAGGCCCTTGAGCTTCGACTTGACCGAACCGATCATCGAGCCGATGCCCTTGATGAAGCCCTTGATGAGCTCGACACCAGCGTTGATCAGCGCGGAGCCGATGCCAGCCAGTGCACCCTTCGCCTTGCCGGGCAGGCTCTTGACCACATCGACGGCACCGGACACGCCGGTCACGAACGCCGACTTGATCGTGGCCCAAGCGGTACGGGCAGCGCCCGTGATCGCAGACCAGCACGACGAGAACAGACCACGGATCGCGGACAGTGCACCGGACGGTGCAGCTCGCAGCGCGGACAGGAACGCGGAGAAGGCAGCCTTGATGCCGGACCATGCAGCCGAAGCCGCACCCTTGATCGCGGACCACCCTGCGGTGAACGCGCCCTTCAGTCCGGTGATCGCCTTCTTGGCCGCACCGAGGATGCCCCAGTTCAGCCAGACTTCCAGTGCACCGAGGATGACATCCCAGATGCCCTTCAGGAAGGACCAGATGCCGTTCCAGACGTTCTCCAGACCCTGCGCCACCTTGTCCCAGTCGCCAGTGAAGATGCCGACGAAGACCTGGATGAGGCCGGTGATGTACTGGAGGACGCCCATGAAGACTTCCTTCAAGCCCTCGAAGACCAGCGCCACACCGTTGATCACGCCGATCAGCGCGCCGCCGAGGATGCCCACGATGAAGCCGATGGCCGGAGCCAGGACTGCCATCAGGACGTTGACCACGACGAGGAGCACCTGAAGGACCGGCTGAAGCGCCTCGCTCAGTCGAGCGAACGCAGCACTGAGCTGCGGGAGCAGCGCCTGCACGATCGGTGCCAGCACCTGGATCAGCGGGGTCAGGACCGCCGCGACGATCTGCATGACCAGCGAGATGATCGGAGCCAGGGCCGTAGCGATGGCACCGAGGAACTGGCCGATGACCGGCAGGATCGGAGCGAGCTGAGACATCAGCGTGGTGACCAGCGGTACGACCGCAGTCACGATGGCGGTGAACAGAGCAGCGATGCCAGGCAGTGCAGCCTTGATCATGTTGAACGCCGCACCCAGCATCGTGCCCACGACGGGGACGAGCTGCATGAAGATCGGCGTGAGCTGCTTGACCGCGTTGAGCAGAGCGCCCGAGAGCAGGGTGACCAGCGGCTGGATCAGCGGCACCAGGGTGGTGAACGCCTTGGCCAGCGGGGTCAGGACCGCAGCGATGAGCGGACCGAACGCGGCGAGCATGGTGCCGCCGAGCTTCAGGATCGCGCCGATCGCGGCACCGAGCGGAGCCATCGCGGGAGCGAGGGCCTTGACCGCGACGAGGATGCCGTCGAACAGGGCCTTCATGCCGTCCGACACAGCGGGCTGGGCGAGGGCCGAAGCCACTGCCTGGAGCGCCGTGCCGATGATCGTGCCGACCTGCGGCAGAACCGAGGTGAGCAGCGAACCGAACGACTTGAAGAAGCTCTCGACTGCCGGGCCGGACACGGTCGCGATGGTGTTCATCGCGGTGTGCGCCGCCTTCAGGACATCGACCAGGCCCTTCTGGAACCCTTCACTGTCGACCGCCGTGTGAAGCCTGCCGAGCGTGTCGCCCAGCATCTTCAGCGAGGAGCCACCGGCTTCGTCAGCCGCGCGAGACAGACCGGCAAGGATGCCGCCCGCCTGCTTCAGGACGTTGCCGAGCTCCTTGATCCGGGTGATGCCCGTGTCGATCCAGGAGGTGAGGTTGCCGTTGTTCTGGTTCTTGGTCAGCCAGTTCGAGAACTGCTCGTTCAGCTTGACGAACCAGGAGGCGAGACGAGGCAGGTAGCCAGCGCCGACCTCGCCGAGGACGCCGATCGAGTTGGCCATCTCATCGGTGCCGCCAGTGGCGATCTTGATGGAGGCGTTGAAGTCCTTGAACATGTCGCCGAGGATCGGCCCGAGCTTGCTGTTCAGGGCTCCCGCGAACTTGCCGAAGAACGTGCCAAGGAGAGTCGAGCTCGCCTGGATGTTCTTGCTGAACTTGGGAAGCAGGTTGTCGATCAGGTCCTGAAACGGAGCCTTGGCTTCCGCCCAGAAGTTGGAGGAGATGCCGTTCTGCATCTCGGAGAGAGCGCCCTTGACCTGCGGGAAGATCTTGTTGAAGTCCTTGAACGCCGCGATGGACGCGCCGATGCCGACCGCCAGGCCACCGAAGATGCCGGGCAGAGCAAGGGCTGCTGGTCCGATCTGCGCCAGGCCCTGAGCCAAGGCGAACATGTTCGAGCCAGCGGTGAGCAGCCAGGCCGAGAGGCCAGCCACAGCCGTGGCCATCGTGCCGATGATCGGGATGTTCTTGTCGAGGTTCTTCAGGGTGTTGCCCAGGAACTCGAACATCTCGCCGATCACTCGCGCGCCGGACAGCGCCTTCAGCGCCGTGAGCGCAGCCGCCGAGGCGGACATGCTGACCTTCGGCACCAGGTTGACGACGCGGTCGCGAGACACGATGGCGAGGTGAGCAGCCGCGTTGAGCAGCGCGCCCTTGTTGACCTCGGGCTGGATCTCGGACTTGATCTTGTCGACCTTGTCCTTCAGGTCATCGATCTGCTTCTCGACCTCATGCTTGTCACGCGCCGACATCTCGGGGGTGATCGTCATCGTGAGGTCGTGGATCTTCATGAGCGCGTCATCGATCTTGCGCTTCGCGTCCTTGACGGCACCCTCGTCCAGCTTCGGGTTGATCTTCAGCTCACCGAGCTGGGTCTTGATCCGATCGCGGAGCGCGGCGAAGTCGGCGTTGTCGAGCGCCACCTTCATGTCGATCTCGCGCTGGAGCAGGTTCGTCAGGTCGGCGCGAGCAGCGTTGAGGGAGTCGCGGTCGAGCTTGACCTTCATCTCGACCTCGTCCATCTTGGCGAGCTCGGACTCGATCTGGCTCAGCGCAGAACGCACCGAGTCCATCGAGCTCCGGTCCACCTTCAGGTCGAGGTGCGACACCTTCTGAAGCTGCTCATCGAGCAGGTCCACAGCGGCGTTGAGATCGTCGCGGTTCAGGCCGACCGAGATCTCGGTCTCGTCCAGCCGCTTCAGCTCCTGCTGGATGCGCCTGATGCCCGCCTTCAGGGAGGTCTGGTCATCCAGGTCGACTCGGACCTTGATGTCCTTCAGCGCGGCCTCCGCGCGCTTGCGTGCCTCCTTGGCCTCGCGGACCAGTTCGGAGGTGTCAGCCGTCACCTGGGCTTCGAGGCGGAGCTGCTTCTCGATCTCCTTCAGCTCGCGCTTCAGGGTCGACTTGAAGTCGGATGTGTCAGGGAGAACCTTGATCGAGATCCGCCCGACCTCGGTTCCTCCGGGACTGGCCATGTGCGTTACCTCCGAGAGAACTTCTTGTAGAGGTCGGCGACCGAGGTGATCTTCTTCTCGGCCTTCGCCTTCTTGGTCTTGGTCTTCGGGCGCGGGTACTCGGGGATCTTGGGAGCGCCCTTCTTGCCCCACTGACCAGTCGCCCTGGTGTTCTGGTTCAGCGCGTCGTAGAGGTCGGCTGTCATGTGGCGATCAACGCCCCAGCCGAAGTGGTCACGACCGCCCGACGCGAGGGCCATCGTGAGCGATGTGTCCGGCAGCCTCTGCACCAGCAAGAGGACGAGAGACGGCGAAGGCCCCCGACCCGCGATCACGTCGGCAAGGTCGATGCCGTAGTGGAACCGCAGGTCGGGGTAGATGCCTTCGCCGTAGTCGTCTACGAGCCGGGCGAGGCTCAGGCTTCCCCCGCCTGGGTGCCCTTGCCGTAGTGCTCGAAGATCTGGGCCAGCACAGCGAGGTCGCCGCCGACAGCCGAGAGCAGCTTGTCCGCCGCCTTCTCCGACTCAGCGACGAGTCGGATGGCGTCAGCCAGCACCTGCTCCTGGTCGACGTCGTCACCGTCGAGCTTGCTCTGGATGTTGATCAGCTCTGCACGCTTCTCCTTCGCGAGGCGAAGCGGGTTGAGCAGGCGGCAGACGTCGTCGCCGAAGGTGATGTCAGTGGAACCGTACTTGGCCTCAGCGGCAGAACGGATGTCATCGAGAGAGAAGCTGGACATGGGGTTGCGGACCTCCTGTGTTGGATGGAACTACGGGGACGCGGACCTGGGATGGGGCTCCGGGTGGAGCCCCGGTGTGCAAGCGGGTCCGCACTCACTTGCACACCGGGGTGTTACTGAGGACCGTCAGATCACGGGGTCTCGGGCGCAGCGCCCAGAGGGGTGACCGAGTAGGTCCAGGTGTTGGTGCCGTTGGCCATCGGCTTGACGCCGAGGGGCAGACCGGCCAGCGACTCGGTGTCCGCGAGGGACAGGTCGTCGGCACGGTAGATCTCGGCCTTCGGGGCGTAGAAGGCGAAGTGGTTGTCGCCGTCCACGAAGATCGCGAGGAACGCAGCCACGGTGGGCTCCGGGTCGGTCGGGACACCGACGCTGCCGTCCGGCAGGATCGGAGCGTTCGCGCCGTAGTAGAGCTTCAGGCCAGCCTCATCGAACTGCTGGAGCGTGAAGGTCATGGTCTCGGTCCGGGCGCTGTACTTGGTGCGCAGCGACTTGTTCTGGAGCGAGCCGATGACGGTGGCCTCGCCACCCTCGGAGGAGATCGAGAAGATGTCCTCCAGCGACGTGTGGCCGACGTTGGCCCACGGGCTGTTCGGGGACAGAAGGTCGGACGGGATGTCGGTCCCGACCGGGGCGGTCAGGTAGTTACCGGAACCGATGACGAGAGTTGCGTCGTCGTTCAGAGGCACTGTGTGTACTCCTTGCTCAGGGGGTCAGGTTGGGGTAGGGCCGGGTGCGCGGCTTGCGGATGCTGATCTGGTAGATCGACTCGTAGCGCCACACACCCGTGGGGAGGTCGGCGTACTGGACAGGCCCTGCGGCTGTTGCCCAGTCCGTGACCCGCCGAGGTGCGGAGGTGAGGTCCACCCGAGTCAGGTGGCCTCTGCCGGGCACGACCTTGTTGCCGAGCCAGGCATCGCGGAGAACCACGCGCACGGCTTCGGAGAGGATCGCCGCGTCCTCGTCACCGTCAGGGTCAGGGCAGAACGTGTGGATCGTGACCTGTGCCGAGTCGGTGAAGCGTGTGTCTGCGTCCCACTGCCCGAAGGTGGGGGCGCGTCGGATGAGGACCAGCGGGAACGTCTGGTGTGCCGCGATCAGCGACTTCACCTGGACGCCCGGCAGGCCCTCGCGAAGGATGGCGAGGAGCAGGTCTTCGACCGGGCTCAGCTCTGCCATCGCCTTGATCTCTGCGGGGAGTCCGGCCATCAGAGGTGCACCTTGCCCTTGCGCTTCTTGGGCAGGTTCGATGCGCGGGCCAGGATGAACTTGCCGTCCATCGCGCCCCACTCGACCTCGACGTCGTTGCCGTCCTTGTCCTTGACGGTCTTCTTGCCAGCGGCACGTCCGTACTCGATGGACATCGCGGCCTTGTCGCCACGGTCGTCGTTCAGGACGACGTAGCGGTCGACGCGACCACGCTCGATGTCGATCTCGGAGTGGCCCGCGTTGCGCTCCTCCTCGTCGTAGTCCTGGTACTCCTGGAGGTAGCCCTCCGCCTTGACTGCGATCTCGAAGGTGGTGTCGTCCAGTGCCGCAGCGACGCCGGGCAGCATGCCGATGAACTGCTCGAACTTCCTGCCGCCAGGCTTGGGTTCGATGTAGACCACGTCACGTCCTCTCTCGGATGTCGATCGACCAGTGCCGGGACTTCCGAGGACCGTGGTGGTAGGCGGGCGGTGAGACGACGTCCCACTGCTTGCCCTGGTACTCGACGCGGGACCAGAGGGTCACGTCTTCGAGGTCAGCGGCGACGATCATCCGCGTGATGTTGATGAGCTGCTGACCCGGAACCTCAGCCTTGGCCGAGCGTTGCGGGATGAAGGCAGCTCGCACTTCATGCGGTCCGTCAGCCGAGGCTCGAACGACGTCGTTACCGCGTCGGTCGGTCACGACCTGGGTCTTCCAGATGCGAGCCGTCTGGCCTCGCCGTCGTTGCATGCTCACCAGGGGCTCACCTCATCCCCGTACATGGGGAAGGTGTCGCCGCCGTAGTCGACGGGGACATGGCCACCGGCATCGCGGTGTCGGGCCTTCGTCTTGTAGGCCGTCAGCGGCACCGAGTAGATGCCGGGCTGCTTGCCTGCAAGCGACCGCAGGAGCTTGATCTCCTCGTCGCTGAAGTAGACGGTGCCAGCGTTCTCGCCAGCCGCGTCGTTCCAAGCCAGCGTCTCGTCGCCAGCTCGGGACTGCGTGTACCCGTCCGGGTTCTTCATGTACCGCTGCGCGGCCTTCAGGACCAGGGTCCGAACCAGGCGAGGCGCTGAAGCCTCGGGCCACTCGCGCCCGTAGTGGGCAGCGAGGTCCGACGCATCTTCCAGCGCCCCGTCTGCGATCCGCTCCTCGTCCTCGTCCAGCTCCCAGTCAAGGCGAGCCTTCAGGTCTTCCTTCGTGGCGTAGGCCATCGATCACTCCTTCGAGGACGGGCGGAGGGGGCCAGCTCGATGTGAGCCAGCCCCCTCCTCAGTCAGATCAGGCAGCCGGGTCGGCCACGATCGGACGCTCGGTCAGACCGGTGATGGTCTGGAGCTCCGAGCCCACAGCGGGGTACTCGGACGCGCCGCCGAGGGTGAGCTTGATGCCACGGACGAAGTGCTCGCCCGCGCTCACGACCTCGCGGTTGTTGGCCTCGTCCCAGCCGAGCAGGACGTCGGTCACCGCGCGGAAGCCCGCGTAGGTGTTCACGACGGAGCGGTCCTGCATGTAGGTCGGGTCGTAGTCACGGACCCACCGGAGGGCGATGCCCTCGAAGGACTGGGTCGCGCCGTAGGGCACCGACTGCGGGACGCTCGGGGCACCCGACAGGAAGACGAACGCGGAGCCAGCGAAGGCGAACGCGGCGTCGGACGGGATGGTCTGGTCGACCACGATCTTGAAGCCGAAGCGGTTCGTGATCGTCGCGGTCTGGAGCGCGGACTCGGCCTCGCTGTCGCCCACGTTCTGGGCGAGGTTGAGCTTGTCGTCCGAGAGCAGGGCGCTCTCGAAGTCCGAGCCGACGAGCAGGTAACGCTGGTCGTCCGGGACGTTGAGCTTGTTCAGGACCCGACGCGCCTCGATGATCGCGCCGCGCAGGTTGGCCTCCGCGCCACCGATGGTGACGGCGTAGTCCTGACCGAGCAGGGTGGAGACGGCGCGACGCTGGAGACCGCGACCGACCGCCTTGACCTGCGGACGGAGCAGCTTGCCCCAGTCGTCCAGGTCGAAGTCGTTCTGCTCGTCGGTCACCTTGACGGCGGAGTAGACGTTCCCGCCGAACGTGACGGCGATCTTCCGCTCCTTGTACTCGTCGAAGACGATGGGCGCGGAGCGGTCGTTGCGGAAGGCGTAGTCGTGGAACGGCAGGACGCCCTCGACCTTGACCGAGACGGTGTCGTTGTCGGCACCCTTGAACTGGTCGATGCCCTCCTTCTGGAACAGGTTGGGGATGACGAGCTCCTGCTCCAGCATCCCGACCGCAGTCGCGGCCAGCTTCTCGGGCTTGACGATCTGGTGTTCAGCCACTGTGTGGTCCTCCAGGTGTGAAGAAGCCCCCGGTCAGTGCGACCGAGGGCTGGGGTTGGTTGGTGGTGTGGGGTGCGTCAGCGACGTCGTGTGCGCCGCGCGAGCTTGCGCGGGTCCATCTCGTCGTCGTCGTCGTCGGACGGCGTCAGACCGCCACCCAGCGACTCAGGCGCAGCCGGTACCGCGTACTTCTGGAGCGTCTTCGCGACGGCCTCCAGAGCGGCCTCGTCGGCACCCGTCAGGAGGGGGACGAGCTCGTCGGGGAGCTCGTACTTGCGTGCCACCTTGGACACCACGACTTCGTGCTCCAGCTCGGCGATCCGCTTGGAGAGCTCGGTCCGGGCGGACTCGAACTCCTCGGGGGTCTTGGCGTTCTGGAGGGAGGTCTCCGCTTCCCGCAGCTTGGTGCGGTAGTTCGCGGCCTCGCCCCGGACCTTCGTCAGCTCCTTGCGCGCCCACTCGGGCAGCTCGTCCTCGGGCTTGGTCTCCGGGGTGACGCCCTCAGCGGGCTTCTCCTCGGTGCTCGGGGTCTCGGTGCCAGGAGTCGTGCCCTCAGCGGGCTTCTCCTCGGTGACCGGCGTGGAGCCAGGGGTCGGGGTCTCGGTCGGGGTGCTCATGGGTGTTACGCCTCCTGGACGCTCGTTGTGGATCGCCGCGCCTCCTGGGCAGCGGCTCGTTGTTCCGTGCGGATGAAGCGCCGCCAGGCGGAGATCGCGGACTTGCCGCCGAGTCCCTTGGTCACCTGGGGCCACAACTCCTCGTAGCGCCGGTTCAGCGCGTACACGTCGGAGTCGCGGTACTGCTCACGGGAGAACACGGGCTCCGCGTAGCAGTGGCAGTTGTCGTGGTACTTGTCACCGTCGCCGTAGGTGGCGGACTTCTCAGACCGGTAGACAGGTCCACGCGAGATCAACATGGCGCACCACCCACAAGGGGTTCCGGTGCGCGAGAGTCGGATGTAGCCGAGTGCGCGTCGGTCACGCGAGGCGTGGTTCCAGACCGTCGAGCGCCCACCGTTCATGGCGACTCGCTCAGCCGCAGCGGCCTGTCGAGCACCCGCTTGGGCGTGGGCCTCGTCGCGGAGCCTGTCCACGTCCTTGGCCGGTGCCTCGGGGTCGATGTCGCTGAGCTTGCCTTCGAGGTTCTTCGGGCCGAGGTTCATCAGTGCGTCGATGAGCTCTTGCCGCGCCTCGCGCTCGATCCGCTCCTCGTCAGCCCGCAGGCCCGGAAGCTGTTCCACCTGAACGCGATCCGAGTCCTCGGAACCTGTGTCCGCAGGAGCTTCGTCCGCGCCCGTGGTGGGGGCGTCCGGGGCCTTCGACGTCGAGTCGGTCTCCTTGGTAGGGGCCGTGTCCGAACGGCCCTCCTGGGGCTGCTCAGAGCCTCCAGCCAGGGAGGCGAACTCGCGTCGGAGTACATCGAGGGTGATGTACGTGGGCTCGGGGTGGTACGGATCGGCGACGGTCGTGCCGGTCCGCAGTGCGCGGGCCAGCCGGTAGTACGCCCTGGCCAGGTCGCGGCTCATGCGCCGCCTGGTCATCACCATCGTGACGGCCTTGGCCAGCCAGTCGGCTGAGGTCGCCGCCCTCGCGTTGACGGGGACGGACGACCACAGCTTCAAGGCTTCCGCGATCGTGCCCACACCGATCTTGGTGAGGGCGATCTGGAACGCGACGCTTGCTTCCTCAGCCTCCTTGGCCTTGGCAGCAGTCGTCACTCGGTGGCCACCTCCACAGCCGGTGTCGGCTCAGGGGTGGCACGGGAGATCGAGGCGGACAACTGACCGATCGGGTCGTCGTCCTCGCGCATCGACTCCCAGTCTTCGAGCTCGGTCTGGGTGACGCCGGGAACTCGCTTCCACAGCCCGCGTGCGGGGATGCCGAGCTGTTCCTTCAGCTTGCCGAGAGCGTCCGCAGCCTGGGCTAGGGAACGCTGCTCCATGTCACGCCAGATGACCTCGCCAGCGAAGTCCTCAGCGGACGCCGACTCACCTTCGAGCTCGGCAGCCAGCCGGAAGACGCGCTCCCAGGACTCACCGAACGACGCTCGGAACTCAGCGATCTTGCGACTCAACGCGGTCTCCGCAGCAAGCAGGGCCTCCGCACTGAGGTTGGCGATCTGTCCGAGCAGGTGATGCGGCGGCGTCTGAGAGACAGCCGCGAGATGCCGGATGCTCATGTCGACGGACTCGATGAGACCGCCGATCGGGCCACCCGGCAGGGAGCCGAACTTCACGTCCGCGTCTTCGGCGAACAGGAAGCGTCGGCTGTTGTGGTTCATGGGGATCGCCTTGGGCTGACCGTTCTCGTCCAGCACCGGATCGCCGTTCTCGTCCCGCTCGATGGGCGGGGCCATGCCGGTCGCGTAGCGCACCTCATGCGAGGTGTACGTCTGGGCGACCAGGAGATCGAAGATGGTCTGGTTGATGCGGTTCTGAAGCGCGATCATCGGCTCGATGACACCGACCGTGCGGCCTTCGAGGTCGACCGACGCAGCGAAGCGGGTGACCGGGCACTCGGAAGCGCCGTGGCGCTTCGCTGCTCCCACTGTCACACCCTGCTGGTCGGACAGGGACTTGAAGGTCACGGCGTACTCGGCCTTGCCGTCGAACAGACGGGCCTTGCCGGGGACGTCGTCCTTCGCCCACTGCGTGACGGTCAGCGCCGCGTAGGGCGTGTCGTCGTTCGCCGGGTCCTCGAACAGAGCAGCCGTCCGCAGGGCCGACAGGCCCTTGGTCTGGACGCCCTTCTTGGTCCGCTCGGTCAGCGTGAAGCTGTGACCGAACGCCAGAGCGCCCCGGTAGACGGCAGCCTGGCGAGCGTCCATGCGGGATCGCTGCCAGTGCTTCCACTCAGGAGACGCGGACTCGGGCTCGGATGTTGCGACGGTCTCGCCGAGGGTTCCTCGACGGAAGCCATCGACGTACAGAGCCTGTGCCGGTGTGCCGACCAGGAGCGGCATCCAGTTGGACACCGCTCGCTTGGCCAGGAGCCGGTACTCGTCGTCCGCCTGGGGCGGCATGTAGGGGTCGTCGTGCTTGCCCTGGTTGTAGGCGTCGATGCGACGCAGCCGGTCGCCGTCCCGATGGAGGATCGCGAGGAGCTGCTTGGCGAGTGACGCCGGGGAGGTGTTCGCCACAGGCTCACCGTCCTTCCGTTGGTCTCACTGTCACAGGAAGTACCCGCGACCGGTTCGCTTCTTGGTCTTCTTGCCGCGAGCTCGCAGCTCCATGACCGCCTCATGGGCGAGGAGCAGGGCCGCGTAGGCGTCGACCTTCCTGGGGGAGTCCTTCGACTCCTTGCGGAAGCTGATGCCGTAGTTGTTCGTCGCCCGACGCGCGTTGAGCGCGTGACGTCGGAGCGTGAGGTCACCGTCGTGCTTGATCTTCTTGTCGAAGACCGAGCGCATCAGGCGTTCGTGCGCCATCGTGGAGGTCTTCAGCGAGGCACGCATGTCCCAGCCGATGGAGTCCTTGCCGAGCGGTGAACGCACAGCAAGCTGCTCCCCGTAGTGGTCGTCCCACTCGGAGATGTACGACTCCCAGAGAGCCACGTCAGCGAAGAAGCCCTGCACCGAGAAGGTGCCGAAGGCGTCGTGCACCGCCGAGTCAACGGCAGCGCGGGGCACGATCCACCCATCACCCTGCGGACCGTCCGGCTTCTCCCAGATCCCGAGGACGAAGGCGGTCATGTCGGAGATCCGCAGTGCCACCAGGGCAGTCGCGTCGTCCGTCTTGCCACCGTCGAAGCCGAGGGTGATCTCATCACCAGGACGGAGCACCTTCGACTCGTCGCGGAGGATGTCCCACTCGGCAGGGCCGTAGAGGGCGTCTTCCTCAGCCACGATCTGGTTGAGCCACATCCGCCTCGAACGCGACGCAGAGAGCGTCGTGTCCAGGACGGACTGGATGATCGTCTCCACCTTCAGCCAGATCGCGTCTCCCCGGATCTTGGGGAGCACGATGCGTAGGGCCTCGGGGGAGAGGGGGGTCTTGGCGTGTGCCTCGATCGAGTCGTACAAGAAGCCGATGTCGAGGGCACGGCCCTCGCGGATCTTCTCGAACGCCTCACGCATCCGCTCAGCGACAGAGTCTTCGCCGGGCAGGTAGGCGTTGGTGATCGCCAGGTAGCGCGCGTCCTTCTTGGTCGCGTTACCGTCGATCGTCTCGTACATCTTGTCGCCGTTGTTGCCTCGGACCCAGTGATGGGTCTCGTTCAGCACGACGAAGGTGGACCGGCCACCTTCAAGAGCACGGAAGCTGGATGTGACGGCTTCGAGGCGCTGTCGTCCACCGTTCGCACGGATGAGCTCAGCGCCTGCCTTGATGCCGAACGTCTTGATGAAGTGGTCCGACATCAGCGACGGCATCAGCGTCATGGTGTTGCGGGTCTGATCGCGCGACACGGCGGCGATCTGAACCCAGGCTTGCGGGTGGGCGACGCCGACAGGGTCACCGTTCTCGTCCCAGTGGGAGAAGCGCGACGGCCCGACGAACTCGACCAGGCACATGACAGCGAGAAGCGGGTCCTTGCCCCAGCCCTTCAGGCGCTGAAGCACACCCTTGCGGTAGATGAACCGACCGGTCTCGTCCACCGCGTACCACCAGAGGACGAACCGGAGCTGTTCACGGGTGAACTTCCACGGTCCGCCGTTCTCGGCCTTCAGGTACTCGGCGCACCAACCGGCGATCTGCCAGCCGAGCGTCTTCTCGGGGAGCTTCCAGCTCCCGTCGTCGTTCATGAGCCAGGTCGGTCCGAGGAAGGTGGGCTCCAGGGCCTCGATCTCCTCGGTCGTCATGACCGGTGGCTTCATCATGGGCTCACCCCCTGTTACTCGGCGAGCCCCAGCTCCTTCTTGTAGTCGGCGATGGCGACCACGGACGCGGTGTCTCCCTCGTCCTCGGGCTCATGCAGTTCGATGCGGACGCGACGTCGGTCGCCCTCCGCTACGAGCAGGCGCTCGAAGCTGGAGTAGATGGTCTGGAGCATCTGGCCGCTGCGCTTCCCCGACTTCTTGTAGACGGAGAGGTCTTCACACAGCGAGTAGGCGAACGCCCAGTCCGAGTTCTGGTAGAAGTCGGCTTGGCCGGACGTCTTCAGGGAGTCCCAGAGACGTCGAGCGATGGGGTGCCACTCACGATCCGCGTTCGGGATCTTGACCGGGCGCATCTCGCCCTTGGTCACCGCCTGGACGTCGCCGCCCTTGCGTTCACGGGGGCGAGCCAGGTCAGACTCACGGTTGGGTACGGGGCCGGGCACTGGCTCACCTCCTCGCTACTTGCTTCCGATGCCGTGGACGTAGCCCTTGCGGGCCACGAAGTCGTTGACGTCGTCGTTCAGGCAGTTGCCCTCGACGTCGTGCAGGATGCCGACGTAGCGACCCAGGGTCTGGGCCTCCTTGTCGGCGCGGGTGCGGATGGTGGTGACCACGAAGGGCCAGGCGTCACCGTCCGGGTTGTGCTCGTTCAGCCAGTCCAGGACGAACTGGTGGGTCTCGCTTCCACCGGGCTGCTTCAGCTCGGGAGCGAACGTCTCGTAGAGACGGAGGTTCAGGGTCTTCGTGTCGCCGAAGCCCTGGTCGAGCCGCACACGCAGCGTGTCGCCGTCATGCGCGTCCTCGACCTGGGCGCGTCGGTCCCACATCAGAACAGGCCGCCGGTCAGGAAGTGGACGGACAGCCAGGCCATGAAGGCGAGGAGCACGAAGCGACGCAGGCGCGTCGTCTTCGACCACTTCTGGCCCTTCTCGGTGTGGAAGATGGACCACACCTGCTCGGAGAGGGTGTCGCCCGAAGCCTTGCGCTTCAGCGCCACACCCTCGATCACGCAGAACGTCAGGCCCCAGCCGAGCCAGAGCCACTGCCACACCGTCACTCGGGCACCGCCTTCATGTAGCCCCGTGCGCGCTTCCCCATCTCTGGTCGCGGCGCACACGGGAAGTCGACCCCCTGGGAGAGGACCAGGGGGGAGGCACGCGCTCAACCGGAGAGGAGGCGGGAGCGCGTGCCGGGCATCAGCTCGACCCGGAGAGGAGGACGGGGAGCTGATGCGATCTTCACAGGAGGCCGGGGTGATCCTCGGTCCGCCTGAACTTGCGGTCCTGCCGACGCCAGTTCTTCCTCGCCGCCGTCCCGCCCTCAGCACCCGACTTCTTGCCGTGGTGCCAGGAGCAGAGGGAACGGAGGTTGGACTCGGAGTGGTCGTCGCCAGGCTTGATGTGGTCCACGTCGGTTGCGAGCTCGGAGCATCGCGTGCCGTAGTCGTCTCGGTGAGTGCACCTGTGACCGTCTCGCCGAAGGATGCGAGCTCGGATCTTGGGCCAGTCAGGTGGAAGCCGAAGCCTCCGATCACTGCCCTGCCATCCAGCCACCCGCATCACCCCCCGACGTGGAAGTTGAAGCCCCCGATGACGTCCTCGCCACTGAGTGGCAAGCTGCTCGAAGCGGTCAACTCGGGGGCAGTCTCTGTCCTCTACGTAGAGCAAGTACGTCAAGACGTCTTCGACAAGCAGGCTCACGCAGTGAGCCTCAGCCTTGTACTTCGTCTTCGTTCACTGGAGCCCCTTGGGGCTCACAGCCTGTACTTCTCACTTGCCGTAAACGCTCTACACAAGTAGAGACGCGGACCCCCTCTGGCTTGTTGCAGGCTTCTTCTTGTGACGTGACTCACACTGTCACAGTGAGGTTCAACGGCGAGAAGAAGTAGGGGGGCGGAGCCCCCCACCTGTCGTAGACGCGACGGCGAGCTGAGCTGATGCAGGACTCAGCGAGCGAAGCGAGCTGGGTCCGGGCTGTCGCCCGGCAGTGAACGAAGACGGCTGAGCGTCAAGCCTCGTCATCGTCTGGAGGGTCCTCGATCTCTTGCAGCACCTCGACGCTGTGCAGCTCCTGGAGGGCTTCGGAGATCTCCTCTGGACCAGGAGGCTCACCCACTCCTGCGAGGGGCAGGGAGAGCTGCCCAGGGCTCACGTCGGGCGGGATCTCGACGGCACCGAGCTGGGCTGCCAGCACCTGGAGCGGATCGCTCACAGGCTCACGGTACGATGGCGGCATGGAGGAGACCAGCGAGCAGGAGACCGGCGCACAGTTCGGGGCGATCGTCATGGGCGGGAGCCTGGGCGAGGGCGCTCCCGATCCTGCCTCTCCGCTCGGTCAGCTCCTCACCTTCGCCGCCGAGCACGGAGTGGATGCGGTCACTCCTTCTCACGTCGCCGCTGCCCGTGAGGGACGAGCGATCGAGGGCTGATCCGTTGCCTGACCTGGGGTAACGACTGTGCATCGGCCTCTGTGAGCGCCAGCTCCCCCTCCCCCTGATCGACCTTGGAACTGTGGCGCGATCTCAGCGGCT